CGAAAGGAGGGATTAAAAAGCAGCTGCGTTGCTAAACTTATCCACAGTTGCTGATGCACAAATCAGCAATCCGCCCTGGGTCAAATTTCAATCGGCAGGGTGGGTCAATTTTCCATCAGCGCCAACATGGCTGCACTTTGTCGACGGCGTTGCGCTGACCCGCTGGGACTTCGTAGGAGCGGCCATCGCATTGGTCGGCATGGCGGTCATCGCACTGCAACCGGCTACGGGTGCGTGACGCCCCCGCACTTGTCCGTTTTCGGTCGCCAGCGCTATGCAAACGAAAAACGCAACTGCTGACCCTCAAACCCACGAAAACAGCGGACTTCGGCACTTGCACGGTCAAGAGACCAACAGAGAACAGAGAGAGAAAAACGGCGGAAAGCGCGCCTGGAACGGCGACTTCCCAAGGGGCGCGCTCAAGAGGCAGATGCCCGAAACCGCGCCAACACAGGGGGAACGGGCAAAAAAAATCCCAACCGGATAAGGGTTGGGATTTCACATTATGGTGGTGGCGTGGAACCCTGCGCCAAACCTATGTAACTCAGCGCCCTAGAACCGCTGCGAACTCCTGCGGAAAGGTGCGGAATCCAGCCCTTCATGCCTGCAATCCTACCAGTTCTGCCTTATCGAGGTCATCCGTCCAGGGCATCACTGAGGGCGCCAGTTCGATTCCCATTTGCGGAATTGAACCCGCGTCCGCAAATCAGAGTGTCGCATCTTTGAATAAAGCGCAAGTTGCCGCACGCCCCACGATGACCAGCAGCGACTTCGCGCGGCTCATGCCGACGTAGAGCAGTTCTTGCCGCTGTGACAAGTCGATGGTGTCCAAACCCCACAAGATCACGATCGGCGATTCGAGACCCTTGAACCGTTGGATGGTGTCGATCAGGACAGTGGACTTGCCTCGAACCCCCTCCTCAAGCCAAGTCGCTGGCTTCGGCAACGGAAGTCTTTTCAGGGCAGCGTAGTACTCGGCCTTGTGCAGGGCATCGGCCACCAGCACCGTGATGTCGCCGGGCGCGACACCCTGTTTCGCAACCAGGTCGACGATGCGAGCATTGATCTTGGCTGCCTGTGGGTCTCGGCTTGGCGACTCGTCAAACTGAACGTCATCACCCTGAATGTCAGGTGGACTCACTGGCACGCCCTTGTAGTGCTTGTAGGCGGCTTCGTGAATCGGCGCCGTATTGCGGCAATTCGTAGTCAACGAGAATGGCTCGTCGCGGATGGGGAAAGTCCCTGCGCGGGCATACAGGTTCTGGTTGTCGTCGTAGAACACGTACAGCGGGCTGCTGTCATAGTCAGTCAGTAGCAACTCGAGCGGAACCCAGAACTCCTCGCGAAAGTCCTGGCCCTCGTCGCAGACGATGGCGTCGTACCGATCCGGGAGGATTTCGAGGGAGTATCCGAGCGCGTTGGGTAGTTGCACCTCGTAGAGATCCTTGCCCGGATAGGTGACCTTGGCTTCGGAAACCAGATCCCGCCCAGATGCACGATTGGCCCTCTCAACCTGCCGGTGGCACAGTTGGTGGAAGCTCATCACATCCAGATTCGGGGTGGCTGAGCAAAGACTTGATAGGTGGTCCGCGAGCTGCCGGTTGTAGCAAGTCAGCAGCGTTCGGAACCCCTCGGATGCAAGGCGACGTGCCTTTTCAAGTGCCAACACAGTCTTGCCCGTGCCTGCGCCACCGCTGACGGCGACTCTGCGGTGGGAGCGCAGGAAATCGAGCACGCGAATCTGGTCCTTGGTGAGAACCAGTCGACGCGCCTCCTGGTCGGCCAACTGCGACGAGATCAGCGGAGCGACTACGAAAGAGCGTGCAAACACATCCCGAAGGACATCGATGCCGCGCCTGCCCATGGGGGTGAATCCCGATGCATCGTTACCCCAATAGGCAAAGACCGCATCGATCCACGCCTTCGGATCTTGGAGATCCTTCGCGCAGCCGATCAGGGTCGGCGGCATGTCGGGCCGACTCAGGGCGTTCGCATCCCCGACATCCGGGAAGAACACCGCATGGCCTCTGAGAACGTTGGCGAGCGACAGATCGCGCCAACGCTGGTGTTCATTCAGCTTGGACCGAATCGAATACTTGGCTTTCAGAGCCTGGCTGACGGGGTTGTTGATCGCATGCTTTTGATGATGGCGATCGATGGAAAACCATTCCCCGCTGCTGGAGTCGAACCCGACGCCGCCGCCCTTGACTTCGATGCACACGTACCCGAGATCCGGGTGACAGACGACGAAGTCGGTCTCGCCATCCTTGGCCTGCTCTTCTTCTCGGCGCAAGATCCAACCCACCTGGAAGAAGACGACAAAGTCGCGGGGAAGGCCGTCCCTCAACGCCCTGTAGACCTTTGCCTCTGCCTGGGATGGCAAGTCGGCCAGCTGGGCATCGGTCAGTTCAGGAATGATCGTTGTCATCGTCTTCCTCGACCACGGTCATCGTCTGCAGGTTCAGCGTGACCGTGCGCCGACCACTGGTAACAAACTCGATGGACATCACCCGTGTCGAGCCTCGCAGCTCCATCGACTCGATCCGCCCGAAACCGAAATGCTGGTGCTTCACCCTGGCGCCGGCGATGAAGGCAAGCGCGGGGTCGGCGCGCTCATCGGCGACGGCATCGCGCCAGTTACCGTCGAACATGAACGACGTCACCTGCGTGGCAGGGCTGCGAATGGCGTGAACGCGCGTGTGTTCAGGGTCAGAAACAAACTCAACCACGTACAGCCAGTAGCGCTCGCCGTAGTCCTGGGCGTTGCTGAACTGCAACCTGGACAAGCCTACGCCCGTCTGGTTCCACTCGCCGTTGACCCCCTTCACCTCGATGAACCGGTCTTCGCCTGTCAGCGGGTTTCGGCTGATGATGTCGTAACCAGGATGGGTTTGGGCCATCTGTTCTGCCACGCGCCCCCGAGCCTTTTCATAGGCGCAGACAGCGGAGCGGGCCACCACCTCAACAGCCAGGTTGTGCTCCGAGGGACCCTCATGCTCGTCGGCATCTGCAGATCCCTCCTGCTTCTTCCGAACATAGGAAAGCAGTCGCCTATCCCACTGCTCCTTGTGCTTTGGACGTGGCGTCTTGGCGCGCTTGTCACCAGTCGGCGAAGCCTTGCCGTGGCCCTGCCCAGAAGGCTGGTCACCAGCGGGCACAGTCTGTTCTTGCGAGCCCGTAGACCCGGTTCCGCGTTGTCCTGGATCGGGCGGTGTCTCATCCCTGTGAGGCGTTTTCGGCTCGCCCGTCGGCCGAATCGTACCAGGCCTATCCGGTGTGCGTTCCCCACCTTTGCACGTGTCGGCTGACGCGGTATCCGGCTTGCTCTCTGGCTGGTAGCCGGGGTCGGTCGTGCTCCCCATGTCGTCCAAGCTCGACGAGGTCAAGTCATCTGCCTGCCCGCTTGCGCTTTCAGCATCCAGGTACGGGATGCCCGCATCGGTCAGTTCTCGGTGAGCCTCTTCGACAGGCATGCTCATCAGCGGTCGAACGCTGAGGGTCAGTTTCGAGATCTCGCTTCCAGACTCTTCTGGCATCAACTGGTGGAAGATGGCATTCAGGACGTGGGGCCAACTGCGATCTCCCACCGGTCGCGCCAAGATCAGCTGACGTTTGTCGATGTCATAAAACGCATGCGCTGCCGTGGGTGGAGCCGATGCCCAATCCCCGCCAACGTGCACGGACGCTTGGATGCGCACCAGTTCATAGCTGATGGCAGTCAGCTCTGAAAGCGCCTTCCGCACCTTTTGTTTGACTGGCGTCGGTTTGTCGTGGAGCAATCGCGCAAGGATGTCGATCCTCTCCATCAGCTTTTGGGCAAGCTGCGGTTCCTCAGTCCTTTGACCATCAACGAACTCTAGCGCGACCTCAGCGCTTTCACTGAGCCGCCTGACCCCGACCTTCTCAATGAACGGCCACAGCTCGGGGGCAGGTTTGCACAGAGCCCGATCAAGCTCCCCATTGAAGAAACCTGCGTGCCACTCGCTGTCCTGAAGAAGCACTTCGTCAGGATGCGTGGGCTGCCCCATGAGGTTCAATATCGTTGGTGCCTCTTGCAACCTTCGAATGTCCGGGGCACCAATCTCCTCACGCTCGTCTGCTGCCGACACGCCCATCAAGCAGGCGTCATACACCGATCGATCCGCCCCTTCCACTGGCTTCGACTGTTCGAAGTACTCGCCGACGATGTCCAACAGGATGTCAACGTAGTCCCGGCCTTCGGGTGCGTTCTTCACCCCAAGCGCGGAGAACAAGGGCTTGAACACTTCATAGTCACCTTGAATGGTGAAGGCGTAGCGCCCGAGCTGCTGCGGTGTCCAGTAGACCTGGTTCGGCCTGACGAATGCCTTCTGGCTACTCAGATAGATGCATCTGGAGCCTGCCAACGTAGGTATCAGAGGATCGGAACGGACGCGCTCGTTCAGTACCTGGTAGGTCGAAACGTGGGGCTGGGCGCCAGTCTTCATGCAGTACTGCAAATGGTCGATCACCAGCCTCGTTTCCGGATTGATGGTGACGTCCAGATCTTCCAGCAGCTCTGTTTTCAGGCGTGCGGTGTTTCTGAAATCGAGGATGTTGGCCTGAGACCTGAATGCCTCGGCACGGTATGGTGCGTATAGATCGCCGCCAGAATGCCAGTTCTCCGTATCGCCTTCAGCCGGGAAGCACGCCACCCCACGGAGGCTGTTGATCGCACCCGGGAAGAATGGCTTCTCCTTCCACTCGTCGTAGTGGTCACACAGGACATAGAAGGCTTCTCCGCTGGCGCGCTTTGCATCTTCCGTCGGCAGGTACTTCTCTGCGATGAAGAGCATCCGCTCCACCAGGTGCTGCGCAAGCGGTGACCGGCGTATTCCGAGGCTGTCGATGAAAGTGTGGACCGACCGGGCGTTGGGCACCCGACTGGCATCGAGCCATAAGTGCGTCGCATCGCCAAGCACCTTCACCAAGTCATCGGTGCGCCTGTAGGTGTTGGTGGGGCGCGACCAATTCCCGTCCTGCGTCGGCACGATCGGCAGGGCTCCCAACAGTCGGCGAATGTTCTCGTCATTCACGAGCGCCGGGTGGCTGGCGAGTTCAGTGATGAGGCGGGTGTACTTCTGCGCGTCCAGTGGCCCGTCGTCGTTGAAGAACTTCGGCAGGACATTTTGTACGAATGCCTCGATCGTCTGCGTCTGAACACCAAGCTTGCTCGACACGAACTCTCTGGCGTAATCGGTCAGGACGGACGTTTCAAGAAGGTCGGCCTGTCCGGTGGGATCAGTGAAGTTGCCGGGCAGGAGCGCCTGGGTCGCCTTAATGAGACCTCGACTGGATAGCCAGATCGGCAGGTTGCGAAGCGCCTGGTACACCGTCTTGTCGACGTTGCCTTGACGATCGAGGTCCGCGAACATGGCATACAGGTCGCGCAACTCTGTCTGCTCAACGCCAATGACATCTTCGACAGGCTCGCTGGCACACATCGAACTGATGTGATTGACGACCGCGCCGAGCTCAAGTTGCCGGATCAGGCGGGCAAGCTTTGGAAATCCAAGGATGTGATGCGCTGCAATCGCCAGCCTTGGCAGCAACGAAGCGACGCGTCCAGCCTCCAGCGCCGCCGGCGCCACAAATGATTGGCTGATCGTGACCGCGTACAGATCTTCAGTGACGACGAATGGGATGGCCAGCAATTTCTGAATGCTTGGATTCGTGGCTGCCGTCTGGTTCGCGGCATCCGGCAGCAGATCGTTGACCATGCTCCACAGCGGGCGGTAGAAGGCCTCCAGCCTGTCCGCTTCGACTTGCACCTCGCCGGGGACCTGCTGCGCCATCGCTTGCTCAAGCAGGGTCACCAAACGGTCGAACGTGAGGATTGGCGCGCCCAACTGGTTTATCGCGGTCTGGAATGGCCGCAGATCTTCGGCGACCAACCTTCCACCGATCTCCAGCAACGTCTTTGCCTGATGGCTTGTCAATGGGCCTCGCGGCAGGAAGACTCCGCTGGGACGTTGAACGGTGCCGTCCTGGGTCAAGGTAATTTGTGCCTGGGCTCCAGTGACCTTCAATCGTTCCCAGAATCGCTTAAAGCAGGCCGGGTGGTTCGATGGCTTCGACAGCTCAAACGCCCGCGCCAGGATCTGCCAGAGTTGGACATCTCCGAGCATCTTCCGAAGGCCCTCAGGGTCTCTGGCGAGTTCGGCAGCGGCGGCATCGATGAGCATCTCGTTCCAGGCCTGCTCATGTTGGTGCCCGGCAAAGATGACCGCCTTACGATCGGACTCGGGAAAGAAGTCGGCATTGATGTGCATCGGCAATCCGGTCGCCTGCTCGGTGGGCAAGAACGCGTAAAGCACTCCCTCCGCCAAAGGCTCCGGATCGATCCGGAGCCCGATGCTGATCTTGGTGCCGCGACCGAGCGACTCAAGGCGGGGATGCGAGGCGTACAGACGCGCAGCAGCCTCCGCAACATCGGCCCGCAAGATGTGCCATTGCTCGACCTCGCCACTCGGGCGGAAGCTGACGATCAGGTCAGACCCATCACCACGATCCAGGTCACAGGCCAACAGCAGTTCGCCGTTTCGCCTCACTTCCGCCGTCCGGACATGCCGGAGGAACAACAAGCTCTTGCGAAGGACTCTCTGAAAATCGTCAGCGAGCTGGTCGATGTGAGCGGCGCTGACGTGCGACACTCCTAGCGCAAGTCGAGCCTCGGTGTTGGGGTCGTCCGCCCAAGGCAAGAAGAACGTGGTGCCTTCGGGTTGCTCGAATGGCTCGATGAACCACTGTCCTTCTTCCGGGTGAAGCGTCAGCTTCACCCCAGAGGACCGGATCTCCGGGTGGTCAGTGACCTGATACGTTGAGACGAAGCCGATGCCGAAACGTCCGATGTTCTCGCCACGAGAAAGCTTCCCCCCGCTGCCTACATCCGCGATCCGATGGTAGTCGCAGCTGTAGTTGTTGCTGGCGATAAAGCTGCAAGGCCGCGTGTGTAGATCACCGCAGTAGGTGAACTTGCCACTGTTGACAACAAGAAGGCCCCGGTCGGTGATATCGAAGACAACGGACTCCGCCTTGGCGTCATCCGCATTCTGGATGAGTTCGAGGGCCATGACGTCGTAGCCCTGCAGCCCTGCCAAGTGGCTACGTATGTTTCCAAGCAGGTTCGCGGTGTACGAGCCGCTTCTGCGAGGTTGGGTCCGTTGATCCATTCTTGTTCCTGTTTTATCCCTGATTCTGGTCGCTCACTTCATATCGTCGCTGCACCAGCTCCCGGCAATTGAAGGCACTTATCTATCTCCGCTGGTCATTGATGCTAATCATCATGCGCAGTACACAAATGCTTTGGAGATGTGTTGGACACATTTTAGAGCGGCTTATATACTGTACGCAATAGAGCTAACAAACCATTGTTGATCCGAATGAGCCAGACAAGATGTCGATAGAGCAACTTGCCGACTTGACCCAGCCGCAACGCGACCGTCTCGCGTTTGTGGAGTTGCGCGTGCGCTTCATCGGGGAGATCCGCCGTCAGGACTTGGTGTCGCGGTTTGGCATCCAATCGGCCGCAGCCACCCGGGACTTGGCTCTGTATAAAGAGATCGCTCCCGGCAACATCGACTATGACCCCAAAGGCAAGGCCTACGTCCTGGGGTCGGACTTCCGGCCCGTGTTCGACTACCCCCCGGAGCGGGTGATGTCGTGGCTGACTCAAGGATTTGGTGACGGCGAACCGATGCGACTCAAGGTGTGGGTGGCTAGCGAGAGTCCGTCGCGGCTTACGCACCCGGATCTGGATGTGTTGGCAAGTGTGACTCGAGCCATCCACCAGGAATGCGCTCTCGCTGTCGACTATTACTCGATCTCAAGTGGCAAGTCCGAACGAGAGATTGTTCCCTTCGCATTGATCGACAACGGCCTGCGCTGGCATGTCCGCGCCTTCGACAGGAAGTCCCAAGAGTTCCGGGATTTCGTCATCACCCGGATCAAGAACCCTGTCGTGCTCAAGGGGCAGCCAGTTGCAGCTCATGAGATGAGTAACCAAGACATCCAGTGGACGCGGATCGTAGAAATTGAGCTGGTGCCGCACCCGGACCAGCCACGTCCAGAGATCACTGAGATGGACTACGCCATGGATCGTGGTGTGCTGACCATGAAACTTCGCGCAGCCACAGCTGGGTACATCCTGCGTCAGTGGAGCGTCGACTGCTCGCCAGACCACAGCCTGCGGGGCCACGAATACCGACTCTGGCTGAAAGATCACCTGGCGCTTTACGGCGTAAAGAACGCAGTGCTGGCCCCGGGTTACCGATCGCCTGACTCACAAAACATCATGGGCAAGGCCGACTGATGCGCCACGCCACGACAGAACAACCAAATTTGACTGGATTTCCTACATGCCCTTAACCCTGCCACAGCTAGAACGCCACCTCTTTAAAGCCGCCGACATCCTGCGCGGCAAGATGGATGCCTCCGAATTTAAGGAATACATCTTCGGGATGCTGTTCCTCAAGCGCTGCTCCGACGTGTTCGACCAGCACCGCGAGAAGATCATCCAGGAGGAAATGGCAGCTGGCTTGACCGAAGCCGAGGCCATTGAGAGTGCCGATCAAAAAGACTGGTACATGGAAGAAGGCTCATTTTGGGTGCCGCCACAGTCACGGTACGAATACCTGCTAAACGATGCACATCAAAACGTCGGTGATTTTCTGAATAAGGCGCTGGCCGGACTGGAAACCGGCAACACCAGCCTCTACGATGTTCTCGAGCACATCAACTTCACTCGCAAGGTCGGCCAGAGCAAGATTCCCGATATCAAACTGCGACAGTTGATCACCCACTTCAGCCTGCACCGCCTGCGCAATGAGGATTTCGAGTTCCCCGATTTGCTGGGTGCTGCCTATGAATTCCTGATTGGTGACTTTGCGGACTCCGCCGGCAAGAAAGGTGGCGAGTTCTACACGCCGCGCACGGTCGTGAGCATGATGGTGCGCCTGATCAAGCCCGAGTTGCACCATCACATCTACGATCCCTGCTGTGGCTCCGGCGGCATGCTGATCGCGGCAAAGGAATACATCGACGAGCAAGGTCAGGAAGGCCGCAAGGCCAACCTGTACGGGCAAGAGGCCAACGGCACCGTGTGGTCCATCGCCAAGATGAACATGCTGCTGCATGGCATCAGTACTGCCGACTTGCACAACGAAGACACGCTGGCCAAGCCGCAGCACGTCAAGGGCGGCGAGCTACGCCGCTTTGACCGCATCCTCACCAATCCACCGTTTTCCATCCCCTGGGGCACCACCGACAAAGACCAGAGCGGTCAGTCCACCTGGGCACCCGAGTTCCGTTCCGAGCGCTTCAGCTACGGCGAAGTGCCACTCGGTGCCAAGAAGGCGGACTTGATGTTCCTGCAGCACATGGTGGCGGTGTTGGCCGATGGCGGGCAGATAGCAACCGTCATGCCCCACGGCGTGCTGTTCCGGGGTGGTGAAGAAAAGACCATCCGCGCGGGCATGATCGAGAACGATCTGTTGGAAGCCGTCATCGGCGTCGCCCCCAACCTGTTCTACGGCACGGGCATCCCCGCGTGCATCCTGGTGCTGCGCCAACGGGTGCAGAACGGTGCAGAGCGAGTCAGCGGCAAGCCGAAGGATCGCCAAGGCAAAGTGCTGTTCATCAATGCCGACCGCGAATACTTCGAGGGCCGGGCGCAAAACTTTCTGATGCCGGAGCACATCGAAAAGATCGTCACCACCTTTGAGGCCTTCAAGGAAGAGCCGGGCTTTTCGGCTATCGTGGACAACGCCACGCTCAAGGCCAACGGCTACAACCTCAACATCCGCCGTTATGCCGACAACGCTCCGTCCCCAGAACCGCATGACGTGCGTGCCCATCTGCTGGGCGGCGTTCCCAAGGCCGAGGTGGCACACCCGGCGAAGAAGGCACTGTTCGATGCACACGGCCTGAACCCGACGGACTTCTTCGTTGAGCGGGACGCTACCTATTACGACTTCAAACCCACGTTCACCGCGAAGACCGAGCTCAAACCGGCCATTGAGTCCAACGCAGGGCTGCAGGCCAAGGAAGCCGACATCCGCGCAGCTTTCGAGGCTTGGTGGGCTGCCCACAGCCAGCGCATTACCGATTTGGCAGGAGCACAAAGTTTCGTAGCGCTGCGCAACGAGCTGCTGGCCAGCTTCAGCACCTCGCTGGAGCAGATTGGCCTGCTTGATCCCTTCCAGGTGCGTGGCATCGTGGCCGGATTCTGGAACCAGTCCAAGTACGACTTCCTCACCCTGATGGCACGAGGATCGCACGGCGTGGTCGATGCTTGGCGCACCAGCATCGTCACTGCGCTGGAAGACAAAGCCAAGAAAGAAAGCCCGCTGGAACACAAGCTGGTCAAGTTCCTCATGAGTGGTTTCGTGGATGAGATCGAGGGGCTGGAGGCCAAGAAGATCGAGTTGGAAGCTCAGATCAAGGCCAACGACACAACAGCTGAGGAAGGCGGCGAAGACGCGGAAGCAGCTGAGGCCGAGGACGACGATGCCGTTGATGAGGCCCAGCTCAAGGCCAAGAAGAAGGAACTTGAGGCCAAGATCAAAGAGATTGCGCGGGTGGTGAAGGCCATCGAAAAAGAGAAAAAGGCCAACGCCAGCGCACTCAAGAAGCTCGACAAGCCCAAGGGCCAGCAGGCCAACGCGGCCGAAATCGCCGCTCTACAGGCCGAGATTGCCAAGCAGGATGCCGAGCTGCTGGTTCAGGCGCAGCAGCAGCAAGCCATCGAAGCCACCCTGCAGCCCATCCTCGACCAAATCGCCGTGTTCGACGAACTGCGCAATGCCCTCAAAGAAGTGAAGAAGGAACTGGCGGACCGCAAGAAGCTCTTTGCCGACCATCTGAACCTTGCCGTGGATGGGCTGCCGCCTAAGGAAGCCGCCACGCTGTTGCTCACCATCCTGCACGATGACATGAAGCGCATCGTCGAGCGCTACATCACGAACCAACGTCAGCAAATCGTTTCGGCGTTTGAGAACTGGTGGGACAAGTACAAGGTCACGCTCACAGAGATCGAGCAAGACCGCGATCAGGCGGCCAAACAGTTGCAGGCGTTTTTGAAGGGGCTGAAATATGTCTGAGCCTGTAAACCACGCTCCGCGTCATCAGTACGAGGCATTTCTACGTCAACTGCCAGCCGATTGGGATCACCAAGAAATCACGCAGCTTGGTGCTGTCGTTGGGGGAGGTACGCCGTCGCGCGAGGTGCCATCGTTCTGGCGAGGCCCAATTCCCTGGGTCACGCCTGGCGAAGTCAGCGGCGAGGCCAGCAAGCTGCTTCACGATACGCAGGAGCACATCAGCCTTTCAGGCTTGGCCGGGAGTGGCGCAAATCTGCTGCCTGCAGGCTCGCTTCTGGTGACGACACGCGCAACGCTGGGTGCCCGTGCGATCAATGCAGTGCCAATGGCGACAAATCAGGGTTTCAAGTCGATCGTCTTCAAGAAGCCAGAGGAAGCCAGCTACTACTACCACCTCTTTGAGAAGGTGAAGCCTGAGCTGGTGCGTCGCGCGTCCGGTACCACCTTCTTGGAAATCTCAGGCGCGGAGTTTGGCTCCATCAAGTTGCCCAGCCCCTCGCCCGAGGAGAAGCTGAAGATCGCTGAGTTGCTGGACACTCTCGACACAGCCATCCGTCAAACCGAGGCCATCGTCGACAAGCTGAAGCAGGTCAAGCAGGGCTTGTTGCATGACCTGCTGACCCGGGGTGTGGATGCCAATGGCGAATTGCGGCCCAGCTACGAGCAGGCACCAGAGCTTTATCAAGACTCGCCGCTGGGGTGGGTGCCAAAGGATTGGGAGATCGTGACGCTGGGACAGATCGCGTCAAGATCCTCGGGTATCTTGCAGACGGGTCCGTTTGGCTCTCAACTCCACGCTCATGAGTATGTTGCCGATGGCGTTCCCGTTGTCATGCCTCAAGACATGATCGATGGGCGTCTTTCCGTCCAACATATCGCACGAATCACAACACGCAAAGCAGTTGCGCTCTCACGTCACCGCCTAATTCCAAATGACATCGTTTTTTCTCGTCGAGGTGATTTGTCGAGGTGTGTCGCAATTGAAGATGAGCACACCGGCTGGTTGTGTGGAACTGGGTGTCTTCTTGCGCGCCTCCCCAAGAAAGAGATCAATGCCTTTTGGTTAGCTCTGGTTTATCAGCAACCCGGCGTCCAGTCGCAAGTTCTTGGGCGTGCAGTCGGCTCAACAATGGCGAATCTGAACACGGCAATCCTTGCGGAACTGACCATTGCGCGGCCGATAGTAGATGAGCAAAACGAAATTACTCTCCGACTGAAGGCTGCGACCCTGCGTATGAATCAAGAATTGGCTGATCTTGCGAAGCTCAGGCAACAGAAGATTGGCCTCATGGACGACCTTCTCACCGGCCGCGTCCGGGTCACGCCGTTGCTGGCGCAATAAGAAAAGGGCCGGAATATGGGATGGGAACTTGAGGACGTAGAAAAGCCGTTCGTCACACAACTGGAAGGTCTGGGCTGGACGCATATCGAGGGCAGCATTGACGACCCCGTGGTCACCGGGCGTAGCAGCTTCACGGAAGTCATCCAGGAAGGCGTGCTGCGCAAGAAGCTGGCCGAAATCAACTTGCGCGAAGTCGATGGTGCTCTCGTGCCTTGGCTGGATGATGAACGCCTGTCTGAGGCCGTTGCCGCGATCACGCGCATTGCGCGGCCCAAACTAATCGAGGCCAACCAGGCGGCGACAGAATTGCTGTTGCTCGGCATCACCGTTGATGGCCTGCCCGGCTGGGATGGCGGACGTGGCCAGACCATCCGCTTCATCGACTGGGACACGCCCGAGAACAACAGTTTTACGGTCGTTAACCAGTACCGCGTGGATTGCCCACCTGGCTACAACAGCGGTAAGGCCTTCATCGTGCCGGACCTGGTATTGCTGGTGAACGGCATTCCGCTGGTGGTGGTGGAATGCAAGAGCCCCTCCGTCCCGGAACCGCTGGCCGAGGCGATTGACCAGTTGCGCCGCTACAGCAACCAGCGGCACGCCAACTACGAGGTGGAAGACTTTGAGGGCAACGAGCCGCTCTTCTTCACCAATCAGCTGTTGATCGCGACCAGCTTTGACGAGGCGCGCGTGGGCACCATCGGCGGCTTGTTCGAGCACTTTGCAAGCTGGAAGACGGTGGCACCGGCGCGGGAGGCAGACGTTGCGGCCAGCCTTGGCGTTGAGCAGCTTTCAGAGCAGCAACGCTTGGTAGCGGGCATGCTCACCCGCGCCAACTTGCTGGACATCGTGCGCCACTTCACCCTGTTCATGCAGGCAGGTGGTCAGACCATCAAGGTGGCTTGTCGTTATCAGCAGTTCCGTGCTGTGAACAAGGCGATCGAACGCCTGCAGAGCGGCAAGACGCGTCTGCAGGATGGCGAGTATGACCGGCGCGGTGGCGTGATCTGGCACACCCAGGGCTCTGGCAAATCGCTAACCATGGTGTTCCTGGTGCGCAAGCTGCGAACGAATGCCACTCTGCGCCGTTTCAAAGTGGTGGTGGTTACAGACCGCAAAGACCTGCAGGACCAGCTCAGCGCCACGGCAACGCTGACCGGCGAAGTGGTTGAGGTGGCCACGTCCACAGTGGCCGTGCAGAAGCTGGTGCGCCGCAAAGGGCCGGGGCTGCTCTTTGCCACCATCCAGAAGTACCGCGATCCAGATGCCGCCGGTGAGCCGGGCTTGACCGAGGATGACATTCCAGAAGGCTGGCACGACGGACAGATGGGGGTGAAGGAGCCAGCGGCGGCGGCCTATGTAGCAAAGCCTTCGACAAAGACGTTTGAAGTTTTGAACGAGGACGAGACCATCCTCGTGCTCGTAGATGAGGCGCACCGCACTCAGGCGGGTGATCTGCATGCCAATCTGCTGGCGGGGCTACCCAACTGCGCACGTATCGGCTTCACCGGCACCCCGATCATCATGGGTGACAAAAAACGCACCCACGAGATCTTTGGCGAATTCATCGACCGTTACACGATCAAAGAGGCCGAGGAAGACGGTGCGACGGTGCCCGTGCTGTACGAGGGGCGCACCGCACAGGGTGCAGTCAAAGACGGGGCCAGTTTGGATGAGTTGTTCGAGGACTTGTTCCGCGAGCGCAGCGCGGAAGAACTGGAGGCGATCAAGCAGAAGTACGCCACCAAGGGCCAGATCTTCGACGCCCCGCTGCTGATTGCGGACAAGGCGCGCGACATGCTGCGCCACTACGTGACCAACATTCTGCCCAATGGCTTCAAAGCGCAGGTGGTGGCTTACAGCCGTTTGGCCGCTGTGCGCTACGTGGCCGCGTTTGAAACGGCCAGGGCCGAATTGCTGGCCGAGGCCGAAGCGCTTCCACCCGAAGACAAGGCGCTGGACGACGAAACGCTGTGTCAGCGTCCTCCCCAAGTGCAAGCCATTGTGCAGGCCTGGCGCTATCGCGACACGCTGAAGAAGATCGAGTTCGCGGCAGTGATCTCCGGTGGCAACAACGACGATCCGGCGTGGAAGCTGTGGACCGACGCGGCGGCCAATGAGACACGAATCAAGCGCTTCAAGAAACCGCTGTTCCATACCAAACCGGAAAAGACCGACCCGCTGGCTTTCCTAGTCGTTAAGTCGATGCTGTTGACCGGCTTCGATGCGCCAATCGAAGGCGTGATGTATCTCGATCGGCCGATCCGCGAGGCAGAGTTGCTCCAGGCCATTGCCCGCGTGAACCGAACAGGCTTCGGCAAACGTTGTGGCATCGTGGTGGACTACTACGGTGTCGCTCAACATCTGAAGGAAGCCTTGGCAGCTTACGCTGACGAGGACATCCAAGGTGCATTGCAAAGTCTGAAAGACGAAGTACCGGCGTTACGCGATCGGCACATGCGTGTGGTGGACCTATTCCGCAGCCGTGACATTGAATCTTTGGACGATGTCGAAACCTGCGTCGAGGTGTTGGCGGACGAACGGCTGCGCGCGGAGTTCACCGTCAAGCTCAAGCAGTTCCTGGGGTCGCTGGACATGGTGCTGCCGCGCCCGGAAGGCTTGCCTTTCTCCAAGGACGCCAAGACTCTTTCGTACATCTACGCACGGGCCCGCAACCGCTACAAGGACACCCCCGCGCTTGGTAAGGATGTCGGGGCCAAGGTTCGCAAGCTGATTGATGACCACGTGATTTCGTTGGGCATCGATCCAAAGATCCCACCGATTGCACTGACCGACGCGGAGTTTGACACGCATCTATCGCGCCAGGCCAATGACCGCGCCAAGGCGTCGGAGATGGAGCACGCCATTCGCTCTCACATCCGCAAACATCTGGATGAGGACCCGGTGTTGTTCCGCAAGCTCAGTGAGCGGTTAAGTGAAATTCTCAAAACGTTGGCGGATCAGTGGGATGACCTGATTACCGCATTACAAAAGATCATCGACGAAATGCGTACAGGGTCCAGTAGTGACGATTTGACTCCCTCCGACATGCCAGAACATTACTTGCCGTTCCTGCGCATGCTGCTGGAGGCCGTGGCGGGAAGTGAGCACCCGACTGATGAACAGCTGCTCAAGATTCGTGATCTGACCGTAGAGCTGGTCGACATGATTGCAGGTGAATTGACCGACACCTTCTGGGAGCCGCACAAGCGGCCAGCACAGGACGCTTTGGGGGCGCGCATCTTCAAAACGCTGCGCACGTCGCGGTTGGTTGCGCCAGGTGATGTCTCCGCCCTGAAGGATCGCTTGCTGGAATTGGCCCGGGCCAACCATGAGAGGTTAATCAAGGCATGAGTGTGCTGACCGTCGACGATCTCTCCTTCGAGCTGAAGCCCAGCAGTCGGCGCAGAACGCTGCAGATCACTGTCGATCGCAGTGGCGATTTGGTGCTGTCGGCACCACCCGGTGTTGAAGAGGATCGTCTGCGGGATTTCATCCTGGAAAAGCGCTTCTGGATCTACACCAAGCTGGCAGAGAAAGATCGGCTGCAAAAGGCGGTACCGACCAAGAGCTACGTCGATGGCGAGGGTTTTCTATACCTGGGGCGAAGCTACCGATTGCGACTGGTGGATGAACAGGATGTGGCTTTGAAACTGCTGAATGGCCGATTCATGTTGCGCCGCGATCTAGTCGAAAACGCCCGGACCCATTTGGTCCAGTGGTACAGCGGCCGGGCCAAGCTTTGGCTGTGGGACAAGATGCAGGACTATGTGGCACGCATGGAGGTCCGGCCCGTTGGCGTGAAGGTGCAGGATCTGGGTTACCGCTGGGGGTCATGCGGCAAAGGCGACTGGCTGTACTTTCACTGGAAGACCATCCTGTTGCCGCCGCGCATCGCCGAGTACGTGGTTGTACATGAGCTGGCACATCTGCACCAACGACATCACACGCCAGAGTTCTGGCAGCGGGTCGAACGGGCACTGCCTGATTTCGAGCGACGAAAGATTTGGCTGGCAGAGCACGGTATGGACGTAGAAGGGATTTGAGACGATGGCACAGAACTATTTCAACAACGACCATTTCAAGCTGCTGAACAAGTGGAAGGGAACGGTCTATGACAAGACTAATCCTGAGCAGCAGCGCGTCTATGAGGCGCTGGGACAGGCATACGACATCACCAAGCACTGGGCTGAGGCGCTGCAACAGCAACTGTTCAAGGACGGATGGACCAAGACTGTTCGCAAGCCGACAGATCAGTGGCAAAAAAAGTTCATCCCATACAACTGGGGGCGAATTTACCCTTCGAACAATGCGCCCGAGGGGCTGGCCTATACGGTTGGAATCGACGCCGACCTTGGTTTTGTGGTCAAGATCGACCTGGTAGATATCAAGGTCGACGATCCGGCATTGCGGAAAAAGTACGAACAGATTCGCGGGCCACTTACTTCCTCCCCCATCGTCGCCATCAAGTCAGCTGACGAGGGGCTCGCACTGGACTTCACCGCACTGGTCGATTGGAGCGTCGAATCGATCCAGAAATTCAAACTGACCTACGACGAAGTTGCCGACCAGTTGGGCCTATCCGCAGGGCAAGACCAGGAAACCTTGTTGCACCACTTCCAAGGGCATGAAGACTTCGTCGAACGCCAACCATTGTGGACCGCCACGACGACAGAGCTATTCGGTCGCCTGGCACGTGCAGTAAACGAAATGGGGTTGGACTGGTGGTTCACCCGTGCCACAAACAGTCAGCTGCGCTTCGGACGCAAGGAAAAGGGGGCGGTCAAAGGTGGCCCCGTCGGATGGCTGTTCTTACGCAAGGATGGAATCCGGGTCAGTTGGTCTGCTTTTGCCGGGCTGGATGATCTGGAGTCCACCGATCTCACCAGCGAGCTGGTTCAGCTCTTCGAGGCTGCTGACAAAGATGAAGGCAGTTGGCCAGCCAAGCTCGGACCGCGTGCTGGGCGCAACGGCTACTGGCCCGATGACTACGATATTGAAGACGAGCCCAAAAGCGATAAGCCGCCAAAGAACGTCATCTACTATGGCCCGCCTGGAACCGGCAAGACATTCGATTTGCAGGCATTGCTCAAGAAGGACTACACCGACGCTGAGTATGGCGAGCGCTACGAGTTCGTCACCTTCCATCAGTCCTACGGGTACGAGGAGTTTGTCGAGGGCCTGCGCCCCGTGATCACCAAGCGAGGCAAGAAGCGCGCGGCGGACAATGAGACAGCAGCTGCGTCGAATGGCGAGGTGCGCTACGAGATCAAACCCGGCGCCTTCTTGAGACTTTGTGACCGGGCACGGAAGAACCCATCGCGACAGTACGCGATGGTGATCGACGAGATCAATCGCGGGAACATCAGCAAGATCTTCGGCGAGCTCATAACACTCGTGGAAGTGGACAAACGCGAGGGCGCGATGTATCCCGTTTCCGTGATGCTGCCGTACTCCGCAGAAAGTTTCAGCGTGCCTTCGAACGTCGATGTGATCGGGACGATGAACACTGCAGACCGATCGTTGGCATTGGTCGACACTGCGCTTCGCCGCCGTTTCGAGTTCATTGAATCAATGCCTAAGCCCTCGGTTCTGGCGGGCACCATCGTCTCCCACAACGGCGTGGGCATCGACATCGAGCAGTTGCTGATAATGCTCAACAAGCGGATCGAGGCACTGTACGACCGCGACCACACAGTGGGCCATGCCTACTTCACGCGCATCAAAGACCTGAAAGATGAAGATCGCTTCAGCGAACTGAAGACCGTGTTCCGGAACAAGATCATTCCGCTGCTGGAAGAGTACTTCTTTGAGGACTGGCAGAAGATTCGACTGGTCTTGGGCGATAACCAGAAGCCGAAGCAGGAGCATCAGTTCGTGTATGAAATCGGCCGCGAGGAGGACCTGCTGGCACTCTTCGGTCGTGAGCACGAGCTGGATCAGTACGCGATTCGTTCTCGCTACCAGTTGAATGCTGCTGCTCTTGATGAACCAGATGCGTATGTAGGCATTTACGCAGCCAAACCTGACGTGACCGCCGGATGAATTACCTGACGATCTTTGAGTTCGACAAGGTCGTCGAAGCAAAGGCCGGAGCGGCCGGGCTTGCTGTGCCCAAGCGTGTCTTCGCATGGCTGGACACGCAGTCCCTTAGAAGTGATGAAGATGCCCCTGGCTGGCTCAAGCCGACCCAACTGAACGGCCAGCGAGCCATACAGGTCACCAGCTATGTTGGCGTTATTCGCGCCCCTTGCGGATTTCAGATCGAGGTACTGCCAAAGACCGGAAGGGATACTTCGCCTGAGCAGGCGCGTGCGCTCCTGATCGAGATGTTGAAGTGCCTGGCTGGGTTTCGACACATCAAAACAGCCAACGCGGACTTGATCGCGGAACGCATGCCACTCCTGGAGGTGTTCATCCAGCAGTTCCTGATGGCCGTCGGCTTTCTGGTCAAGCATGGACTGCGCAGTGACTATGTCGCGCGACAGGACAACCTCTTTGCACTTCGTGGCCGGTTGTTGGTGGCACGACAGATCTCTCAGAATCTGGTCAGGCGAGATCGGTTCTTCACCGAGCATGACGAGTTTTCGCAGGACCGCGCAGAGAACAGACTGATTCACACGGCGCTTCGCCATGTGCAGACCCTTTGCCGGTCACAGGAGAGCCAGCGAGTCGCACGCGAACTCGGTTTCGTCTTCGCGGATGTTCCACTGTCAGTTGATGTCGCCCAGGACATTCAGCGGATCAGGCTGGATCGAGGCATGGGCTACTACGAGTCGGCACTAGACTGGGCGAAGCTGATACTGCAGGGTCTCAGCCCCATCTCTGGTATGGGAAAGCATCACGCCCCTTCTCTGCTGTTTCCGATGGAGGCCGTGTTTGAGGCGTATGTCGAGAAGCACTTGGCGAGGCAGCTACGCGATGACTTCGTCTTGAAGGCACAGGCAAGCAGTCAGCACCTCGTTGCGCACGACGCTCAGCGATGGTTTCGCTTGAAGCCCGACTTATTGGTCAAGCAGAAGCAAACCACACGCTTGGTATTGGACACGAAGTGGAAGCTGCTGGATTCAGCGAAAAAGAACGGGCGAGAGAAATACCAACTCAGCCAGGCAGATTTCTATCAGCTGTACGCCTATGGTCATCACTACCTGGACGGCAACGGAGACATCGTATTGATCTATCCCAAGACAGACGCCTTTGCAGAACCGCTGCCTGTCTTCGAATTCCCGAAGGCGAATGGGATGCGGCTTTGGGTGCTGCCGTTTTGCCTCACGAAGCGCCAACTCATGCTGCCAGCTTCGCCAGCATTCGACGTCACATTCGTTCAGGACAATTCAAACAAAGCCCGGGCTGACAACTTGAACGCTGTTCCGGCTTGAGACCAAAGAAGATTGGGGAAACATAGATGGCACTTAACCTCGGCAAAGTGGTTGTGGACTACCTGGCCACGCATCCAGAACAGAAGTTCTCCGCTCGACAGATCGCCGAGTGGATTTTTGAGACATATCCTGCCGAATGCCAAGAGAAACGATCCAATAGCCGGGGCGATTACATCAAGACCGATGCCGACTTGGTTCAACAACTGGTTGCTGAGATCAGTTCTCAGCGACCTCGCTTGCAGAAACGTAACCAGGAGCTAAAGACAACCGAGGGGCGGCCACGCAAGTATTACTACTCGACAATGTCCGATGTCGCTGAAGTGGCTGCGGTCGAGAGTGTGGTTGCCACGCCAGCGGCAGACACAAGTGGAAAGTGGCATGGAGAGCACGCGCTGTACCCACTACTTTCGCTGTATCTGTGGGAAGAATTCGGCGTTTACTCAAAGCGCATTGACGAGAAGCGCTCATCGAACAAGCGAGGACCGAACGGCAATCGCTGGCTATACCCGGACGTGGTCGGGATGGAGGATTTGGGCGCGGATTGGCACCAGGAGGTGCGGGACTGCGTGAACCAGTATTCAGACAAGCGAACAAAGCTGTGGTCATTCGAGGCCAAGTTGCTGATCAACCGGTCGAACGTGCGCGAATGCTTTTTCCAGGCCGTCTCGAACTCGTCGTGGGCGAACTTCGGCTATTTGGTCGCGGCGGAGATCGAGGGGCAGGACACGCTCAAAGAACTGCGCATGTTGTTTGCGGCACATGGCATCGGTTTGATCAAACTGGATGCCGACAATCCGGCAGAAAGCCAGGTCTTGATTCCAGCCCGTGAAAGAGACGAGATCGATTGGGATATGGCCAATCGACTGGCCACGGAGAACAGGGATTTTCTGGAGTACGTAAAGTTGGTGAAGCAGTTCTACCAAACTGGAGAAGCTCGTCTGGCTGATTGGGATGTGCCAGAAACCACAGATTGATGGTTTTTACTCAAGATGACCAATGACATCGAGGTGCTGTTCGCCACGCTGAAACGTGCCAAGCCACTCGGTGCGTGAGTCGGTACGAACCCGGCTCAAGACTAGCGCAAAGCCTTCGCAGCCCCGTGTTTTTGCCGTAGCAAAATCTGACGTGTCGAGCTTGGCCTCGCGCACCAGCGTCGTGGCTACCGACTTCATGGCCGACTCGAATAGATCAAGAAGGTAGTCCTGCTGGCTGGCATCGATGTTGCGCGAGGTCACGTCGTCAATGACGGCGCGCTTGAATCGGTTACTCATGATGATCACTCCTTAGTTGGCGTGGATGACATGAACGCGCTGTTCGGCTGGAAAGCCAAGCGCATTCGGGATGTAACGATCAGGTGTTGCGAAGTCGCCAAGCGCTGATTACTTGGTGGCAGACTCCATTTCCCTGACCCACGCCTGCAACGCCCTCAGTTGCTCGGCATTTTCGTGGCAGGTCTGGTAGTTGGCGGCAAGTGTTCCGGCGGCGGCAGTGAGCGCAATGCCTGCGGGGGCCGCATCAGCATCTCGGGCGGGCTCGGGCAGTTCACCGGTGGCGGCAGCGTCGTGCAGGCGCACAAAGCCACGGTTGATAGTGCAAGCAGCATCGGCTTGAACGGGCACATAGACGGGAACCTCCTTGATGATCGTGTCGCCCTTCTCGCGGACGACGCGGACGCGGTCGACATACTGGGCGACGACCTTGACGGTGGCTTGTGCCTGCCGCTCGCGGGCAGCTGCGGCTTGAAGGGTTTGTTGCTGGATGGCGGCATCCCATTGCGCTTGAACGTGGCTCGCCCCCTTGATCCAGCCAAACCCGAAAAGGGCGACGCCGAGCGCCGTGAGAGCCAGCAGCCGGTACGGCCACGGAATCAAGTTCATGGGGCTTCTCCGACGCACTGGCGGTACTCGGCCTCGCGCCGTGTGGCCAGCCCGCCGCACAGGCGCGCGTTGGCAGGCAGCGCGCAGTCCTTGCCCTGGAAGAAGCGCCAGCGCAGCAGCTCGGCGCAGGCTCCCGCGTAGTCCTCGGCGTTGAGTTTTCTCACCAGCGTGGACTGGCAGAAGGCACGGCTGCCGACGTTGTAGGAGAAGCTCACCAGCGCGTCGTACTCGTGCTGGGCCAGCGGCACGGTCACGCACGTTTTCAATGCGCCCTCGAACTGCTGCACATCCGTGAGCGCGCGGGCCAGCGCCTTCGGCGGCGTGGTGGTGTCGCCCAGCTTCACGTCGGTCGTGGTACCGAAGCCGATGGTCGGCACATCGCCCTTGACCGGAATCACCGCGCGGTCGGTGTAGCCCTCGTGCAGCACGATGCCGACCAGGGCGGCGGCGGACAGCGTCAGCGCGGCCACGGTGCGTCTTTGCGGTGGCCGGATCATCGGTGCATCTCCGGCTGCGCCACGATGCGCGCAACGGTCGCGCCGATGCTGGCGGCAAAGGCCAGCAGCACGAAGGTGCCGCGAGGCAGCACGTCCCCGAACAGCGGCACCACCACTTCCGCTGCCGTGAAAGCAGCGGCCAGCAGCGAGAAGCGGATGCTCCAGGCACGTCGCAACACGCGCCGCCAGTCGTCTAGCAGGCAGATCTTCGGCTTGGCAGTCATTGCACGCCTCCCATCAGCTTCAACTTGATGGCGGCACCGACCAGCAGCGCGGCCAGGATGCCGGTGGTGATGACCTTCACGGTGGTTTGCCACGCGGTACGCCGGGCATCACGCCAGGCTTCCAGCAGGTCACGCAGTTCGCGGATGTCGCGTGCGGCGTGGCCGTTTTCTAATCCGAGATGGGCGAGCACACGCTCGGCACCGCGCTCGGCGGCATGGGCCAGCAGCTCGTCGAAGTCCTCGCGGCGCAGAAGCAGCATGTTCTCTACGTGCCCAGGCTGTTGTTGTTCGGGTTCGGTCATTGGCGTTCTCCAGAAATGCAAAACCCGCCTCGTGGGCGGGTTCAGGTGGTTGCGAAGGGATGGAAACTCAGATGGCGAGGCCTGCGCTCCAGCCGGTGGATTTGAAGGCCGAGAGCTTGGCCTCGTCCTCGATGTAGCAAAGCCAGCCGATCTTGGGCGTGTGGTACTCCCAGGCATCGGCGATGCGCACGGCGATCTGGTTGGTCTTGCCTGCCCACACGCCGGTGGCGGCGGCAGGAATGAGGTAGCGGTCGCCGTTGGTGGGGCTGGCCGGTGGCGTGGTCAGGTCGCGGTCTTTCACGGACAGGCCGACTACCGCGCCGAGGCGCTTCAGGTTGGCGTCCATGCCGGTGTCCCAGCCGCTCTCGCCGAGCGTCCAGCCGTAGTTGAGTCCAAGGTTCGGATCGGTTGATGACATGGCTTATCTCCAGAGGTTCGATGCTTGGCGAATGCGCCGGACTGCTTCCGGATCGCCGGTTCGGTGGCTTTGCTGCGGGTGTTGTCGCCAATGCCGCCCGACGATGGGCAGGTACAGCACGCCGCCGCGCTTGGCTATGAGCAGGGTCAACAGCCAGTCGGCGAAGTTGTTGAGGTCGGTAGTTTCCTTGAGCACGGCTTCGACGACGGATCGACGCATCACGATCAGGCCGTGCACGTGGCTGGCGCTGTTGGCGTGTTGCCAACGGCTGTAGGCCAGACGCCGTACGGCGATGTCCCGGCCGTTTTCGTCGGTCAGTGCTTCGTCGGTGTAGGCCATCACGGCCTGCGGGCAGGCATCCAGCGCATCGGCCAGTTGTGTGAAGGCACTGGCTTCGTACAAATCGTCGGGATCGACAAAGGACACCAGCGGCAGCGTGCCTTGTGCGTAGCCTGCCGCGCGTGCCTCACCAATACGGCCCGGAATGCCGGACAAAACGTGCAACTGGATCGGTGCGTCCTCGAGGCTGGCGATGCAGGTCTCCCGCCATTCGGCAGGCTCGTTCAGGGTGAGCAGATGAACATCAATGCGTGCTTCCATCACACACCTCCCCAATACTGCCCCCAGCGCAGGCCGTAGCCCGCGCGATCCATGATCCGCACCTGCGGCTGCCAGCTACTCAAACCATCGCGCACGGCACTGATCTCCGCCGTGATGCGGTCGCCCAGCGCACCGGCATCCAGCGCGGCCACTGCTGCCGTCCAGATGTAGGCGGTGCCGAGCAGCCCCGTCTCAGTACGAACCAGCACGTTGTTGCGATTGCGGATGTGCACCGTGTAGGTCACGCCCAGTTCTGGCCCGATATCGCCCTCGTCTTGCTGCACTAGATAGGCGGTCTGCTGTGTGCGGTCGCGATGGGCCCACGCGACGGTGAGGTCACCGGCCACTACGACAGGCTCGGTCTGGCCATTGAGGCGGATACGACCGGGTGGATACGGCAAAGCCTGCCGACCAGCCAGCACCATCGGCTGCCCATTGGCAGCCAACACAGGATCGCCCTGATCGGTCGAAGTGCGAGGGATCGCGCCCACGAACACCGATTCGCCCGGGGCCCGCTCCGCGCCTTCGGATGCCAGCCATTCGCCGACACCGATCAACCGAGTCCCCGGGGCATGTGCTTGGGGTGTGGTGTCGAGCACGCCGCGTGCGAGATCGATGGTCGCGTTGGCAGCATCAAAGGCCAGGACGGCAACGGCCTCTGCAATTGCCCCATTGGCCGCCACCAGATAGGCGTAGTCGCCCACGGCCAGTCTCTCCGGCTGGCTGATGGCCGTCACCGGAACACCAACGGCATCAACCTCGCTCGCAGGCAAAACGGCATTGAGCGTGAGCAGTGGCGCGTAGTCCTCACCCACGACGGCAGCGAGATCGCCGCTCGTAGCACCGGTGGCCAGTTGCCAGTTCAGTTGCCCGGTACCGCCTGCGGCCGCCAGCGCGCCGAGATAGGTGTCTGTGTCGGTCAGGAACGCGAGATCGGCCCGCGACAAGCGCCGGGCCAGTTCCCAATACGGCACCTCGACGGCCAGCACCACGGCGGGCGGCAAAGGTTCGATGGGCGGCTCCTCGACGTGCGGTGGCGGGGGCGACAGCACGGTGTTGCTCATCCCGAACACATCTTCCATGGCTTCGATGCGCCACTCGGCCGCGCCCAAGGTGCCGGTGTCGATGCCGGTGACGCGCACCACCATCTGATCAACACCCAAGCGCGGCCAGTTCAGCAGAAATACATCACCCGGCAGCGGCGCACGCTCCAGCGTGTCGCGTGCAACCGTCAGACTCATCCGGGCCAGCGGCGAACCCAAGGCGCGCAGGTCACGCAAGGCCAGTCGCGCAGCCAGTGGTCCGTAGTTAACGCCCGGGTAGTCGCGGCGTTGATTGATCACGCCGCCTTGCAACTGGATGGCGGCCAGGTTCTCAACCGTGACGGCAGCATCACCGCCGGTCTGCCAGTCGGTGTAGACCACGGTCAGTTCATTGGGCAGCTCGCCCCACTGGGCGCGTTCGAAGCGTTCCAGCCGCACAATTTCGTCAGGCCCCAACTGCGGCAGGCTGTCGATCCAATAGTCGTCGCGCAGCAGCTTGAGCTCAAACGTGCCTTGCTCCGGATCGGTGTAGAGGATGCCGCCAATGTGGTCGATGACCTGGCCGATGAAGCTCTCGATGGGCTGCTGCCGTGTCCAGATCAGATTGAGGCCGAAGCCCTCACTCGACAAAGCCCATGCCGCGTTCCAGAAACTCCAGCCGATGGTGCTCTGCGGATAGCCCATGCCCCAGTGCGGATCGGTGAGGCACTGCACCAGGATGTGCGCCGGGTTCATGCCGATGCTGATTTCCTGGCCTTCGTCCTCATCCCAGGTGCGGACTTCGGCATTCCACTCCATCCACGGCGCATCGAACCAACCCGCCGTGAAGCGACGCACCCGTACCGCCCATGGCTTGATGTAGGGGTTGTTGGCCGCGAACAGGATCTTGCGTGCCACCAAGGACAGCACGCCCCGAAATGCCGGAATGGAACTGCCGAGGCGGCTCATCAGATAGTCGTTACGTCCTTGTCCGGCATGACCAGAAAGCACATCGATGGTGCCGACCACGCCGCCTTCGCGCTCGTCGCCGCCAAACAGCGTGGGCTTGTTGATAGAGAGGCTGGTCAGGCCATGCCCGCTGGACAGCGGCGCACGGTCGGCATCACCCCACGCGGTACGGTCGCCCATCTGAATCTCCTGCACGGCATCGACCGGGCCTTGGCACAGGGCCAGATGCAGACCCATCCGGTAGCGATAACCAACGGTTTGCTTCTTGCTGCTGCCACCCATCAGCCTTGCTCCCGCTGGCTGGATCGATTGCGGGCGTGATCGACCACACGTTGTGCCATTGCATCGCCAGTGGCCAGCAAGGTTTCGGCATCACAGCCATCGCGCAGGAAGGCTCGGAAATCCAGATCGTGACGCGCAAACCAAGTGCGCGTGCCGTTCACGCACAGGCCCACGGCGCGCACGTGATCGATGGTGATGACGGTCTGAGTGGTCATTTCTTGCCACCTTTCTTCTTGATCGGGTCGGCTTCGAGGTCGCCATACCAGACGACGTTGGAGCCACGCAGCAGCACGGTGCCGAACACGACGGGAATCGGTCGGCCTTCTTCTGCGGTGGGGGCATCGACGTCAGACAGGGACGCCGGTTTGGGTTCGGGCGGTTTCGGCGCGAGCGCGACCGAAACCAGCGCCGCCACCACGATGACGACGAGGTACCACATGGCGATTTCTCCAGGGATTCAGAACACGCCCGTCGAGAACGGGTTTTTGCTCGGGATGGCGGGAAAGCCGCCGTAGTTGTCGAGGTTGCCGAAGCGCGACACGCACGTGGCCGTGCTGTGATCGCAGCCGACCGTCAGCAGAACCTCGGTACCGGCTTCAATGGCGACCGGATAGAGCAACTCGACGCCGCCACCGTAATCATTGACGATCATGTGGCGGGCACCTTCCGGGGTTTGCAGCCAGCCACCGGCCAAGCCACCACTGACGCTGCCGGGCGTGCCACCGTCGAGATCGACGTTGCGGCCATTGCTGTTGCTCACCAAGGCGCTGGCAGAAATCGGTGAGGCACCACAGGCAGCCGAATACAGCACGTGGGAACATTTGCGGCTGTAGAGCCGCCGCAACCCGATACGCTTGAGACTGACTTGCGCGGATTCGCAGCGAACGCGAGCCACATCGTCGGCGACTTCGACGCCCAGCACCCGGCCCATCCAGCGCGTGCCGGAGATCCACCAGTAGTCGCCCCAGGTATCGCGCCGTCCGATGCGCAGGGTGATCGAGGTAGTGTCGCCGGTCAGCGAGTTGGCGAGCAGGTGGCGCACCAAATCACAGTTCGGCGGCAGTTTCAGATCCAAGCCAGCCTTCGCAGCTTCAGCACCCAGCGCCAGTTCGTTGCGTTCCAAGGCCAGGCTCTTGTAGAGGTTGCCATCCAGATCAACATCGAACTCGTGCGGCGTCAGATAGAACTGCGCGCTGTTGCTGGCGAAGGCGTATAGCTCGACTTCCAGCAATGGGTTCTGGCTCATCGTGCTTACTCTCCCTCGTAGGTTTGACGGTCATTGCCGCGCGGTTCGGGCAACTGGCGCGCGGTCAAGGTGATCTCCAGCAGCGTCGGGCTGTGCCAGTACAGATCGACGGCGTCGTGGTCGAGGCGGCAGCGCACGAGGCGAATGACGCGGCTGCCTGCGGGCACCCAGTCGTCAAGGCCAGAGCGCAGCACCAGCACACCGCCTTGATCCAGATGGCAGGTCGCCGTCAGGGCGTACTGCCGATAGCCGTCTGGGTGCACGATCAAGCAGGCGGCGGGGCGATGCCAGAACGCCGAGATGTCTTTGCCATCCATGCGCAGGAAGCCATCCTCAGGATCGGCTTCGACGTTCACCCACAGGATCGGGGCCAAGCTATCGGGCAGCCAGAAGGCTTCCAGACGCCCCTGGGTGCGCCATAGCCGCGCCCGCCAGATCTCGATTTCATCGAGTGAGCTTGCCAGATAGCGCCGTTGCAAAGCTGTCGTCGCCCAGGGATCGTCCCGGCGCACCCACGGATCTGCAGGCGAGAAGTCTTGTCGGGTGATCGTGGCAAGAGCTACGGCCGTCGGATCGTCACGCCAGTTGCCATCTGGCCAGACCGGAATCTCGTCGAGCCACGCGTCGTCGAGTGCATCCATGTCCGGCGTTTGCGCGGGCGTGACAGTCGTGGTGACGCTGCCGCCGACCATCCCCGGCACCCACTGGGTCAAGTCCGCCGGATCGACAGCGCAGCCCCACACCAGCGGCATCACGCTGCTACCGGCTCCGGCAGCACGCGCCAAGGGTTCGGCCAGCCACAGCAGATCGGTTTCCACGTCGCTGAGTTGGGCGACTTGCCAGCCCTCGGGCGCAATGATCAGCACCCAGCGTTCGTCGCTGTCCCAGCCCTGCACGCCGTCATAGGTCAGCCGCAGCGCAGCAGCCGGTGGGACAAAGCGCCGCCAGTCAGCCTCCGACACCCCGAGAGTCAGCGCGCCCTCCTCAGCGTTCTCAGTGAGATGAACGGCGTACTGTGGCAGTGGCCACCACGCGGCCTGGCCCAGATGATCGGCCAGCCAGTCGCCAATCAAGGCATCGGTCTGGCGGGCGTTGCCTACTTTGTAGGTGAGCCAGCGCCGAGGAACACGTCGGCGTGCCTGACGGGATTCGTTGCCACTGGCCAGCCGCGTGACGCTGGTCTGCCACTCCAGCCGTTCCACGAGGGGCTCCATCCAATCATGGCGGAAGGCAAACACGCCGCGTTGCGCATCCGGCCAAGGCTGGTCGCCAAAGGCATCCATACCGGTGGCGACGATGGCGCTTGAGGCCGTATCACGGCGCAACACTTCGACCAGAAAGATCGGTGCATCGATGGGTGGCCAGGGGCCCGCCAAGGATTCCGCCAGCAGGCTGGCCGCCAGATTGGGCGGCAGCGGAGCGACAGCTGTTTCCGGCATGAAGCTGGCTGCGCTCGCCCCAAAAGTGGCGCGCGAGAGCACTTCACTCTGGAAGGCGGGCAGTTCGCTTCCCGGCGTCGGTTTGCTGGAAACCTCCGCGAGGTCTTGAACGACGATGCGATCCGTCATGCCGACTCCACGCCGAACTCAGCAGCATTGAAGGCGGCCTCCGTCCACTGCACGTTGCCGTTCGGGTTGCGTTCGAACAGCGTGCTCTGCCAGGCCAGTTGCTCCTGCAGAATGATGTCGGTGCTGACGGCGCTTTGCGCACCACTGACCACGAGTCCTTTGACCTTGCCCAGACCAGCATCGGTCTTGCGGGCCAGCATGGTCAGTTGCACGCCGTAAATGGCGGGCGTGGCCATCACCGGCAGCGGCTCGATATCGAAGGACTGGCGCAACCCCACGTTCAGCGCATTGATCGCCGTAGCTTCGTCCTCGTCGCTCACGGCTTCCCATGCGGCCAAGTTACCCAAATTCGCGACCGGACTGACGGTCCACTGGTTCAGGCTGCCATCGGCCTGTGTCTGCAAGGCATCGACGCGCACATCGCCGAGAAAGGTGTTGTTGATCGTGCCGCTGGTGTCGGCGATGTAGAAGTCGTCGACGTCGACGGTGAGCGGGCAGTTTTGGCCAGGCACTGCACCCACGAATGCCGTGAGCAGTTGGCCACCGCCCTGGATGGTGTTCTGCGCGGTCATCTGGATGGCCAGGATGCCGTTGATGCGCACTGACAGAATCCCGTTGCTCGTGCCCTGCGTGACCTGCAACTCGATGTAGTGCCAGCCGCGCGCCGGAGCGCTGGCAACTGAGACAGAGATCAACTGGTCATAGCCGTATTGCCAGCGGTAGAGCTTGAGCCGACCGTCCTCGCCGATCTTCACGAGATGCGCGACCTGAGAGTTGACATCGCGCACGCCCAGCAGCAGTGGCTCGGTGTAGGTGTTCTGGTACGGCACCACGCGAATGGCTGCCCCGACGATCAGGCTGGTCTTGGTGGCGTCGAGGTTCTTGACGTAGCCACCACCCGAACCTTCCGGCAAACGCAGGGCATAGGAGGACGGACGACGGCCATTGATCCGGGTGGCCTGCGGCGAGAGATACGCCGCCTTGCCACGTGCGAGCCACGGATCGCCAAAGCTGTCCACGGCCTGTGGGTCGTAGTGATCGAAACCGTCGATGAACAGAAGTGCCATTGGACTTTCCCCTGAAAATTCAGCCTTGCAGCGCCGCACGGATGGCCCGTGCATTGCGCCCGATGATGTTGACGATGACTTTCTCTCCGGCAGGCGACTGCAGGTGGTCGTGGGTCACGCCCGGATCGACCGCGTTGACGATGCGCACCGCCTGATTGATCTGCGGCTGTGCGGGCGGCACTTTCACCTCCGGTACCAGCCCGCCCGCTGCGAAGGCCAGTTCGCCACCCTTGAAACGTGGGCCTGCCGATAAGCCGTTGAGCGAGTCAAGGAAGGCCACGCCGACTTGGCGCACGGCGGCCGCCCGCACCACGTACTCGCCTGCGGACAGACGCGCTGGGATCGAATCCGAGGTGGCGCTACCCGGGCCGGAGACCAGACCGCCACCCGCGAACTTCTTGATGCCACCCAAGAGCGCCATCACAGCGGCGACCATGGCTACCATCGCGGCAACCGCGAGTGCCGGGCCAACGTAGGGAATGGAAGCCTGCGACGCCGCCGCCCCAGCTCCCGCCTTGGCCGCATCCATCGACACCACGGCGGTGGTTTCGGTGGTCTTTTGGGCGACCTTGGCGGCGCTGGCCGCCGCATCGACGGTCTGCTCCTGCTGGATGAAACCGAGCTTGAGCGCGAGCATCCGAGCCTGCATGGCGATCCACTGCTGAAACGGCTGGATCACGATTTGTTGCAGGAAGGCGTCGGCCACCTGCTGAAAGATGCTCGCCAAGGCACTGCGCCAGGTCTGCGCGCCGGTGATCATCCCGTTGAGCGCACCACCAAAGCTCTCGCCGATGCGATTCCACAGCGGGGCCATTTCATCGACGGTGAGCTTGGTGCGATCCAGCTCGTTGCGCCACGCCTGCACGCGAATCACCGCATCCGGCCCGATGGCCTGCGCGGCTTGCTGCATGGTCGGCAACAAGCGCTCCATCTCGGTGGCCGATTGCTGTTGCAGGGCCACGATCTGCTGACGAGCCTGTGCTTCGGTCAGCAGCCCAGCCTGCTGCTGGGTCTGAATGGCCTCCTGCGCATTACGCAGACGCTCAGTGACTTGCCGCCACTGAGTTTCAAGCGCAGCCAGATTGGCCTGTGCAGCCTTCACATTGATGAGCCGATCAACGAGCGACACGCCATCGGCATCGCTTTCTGCCGCCAGTCGCGCCCGTAGATCCCGGTAGCTGCGCTCAATGGCAGCTTGCCGGTCGGCATCAGTGGCCGTGCCGGTGATCTGCGCCAGTTCCTCACGCGCCTGCGCCAAGGCATCGGCCAGCTCACGCTCGGCTTGCGCGGCCTTACGCGCATTGGCCTGCTCGATGTCCGTACGCCGATTGTTGAGCGTGATCAGGTCGGCTTCCGCCTTGGCGACCTCGGCCTTGGCACGCAGGCGGTCGTTTTCCGATTTGCCCGTAGTGGCGACTTGCTGACTGCGGGCCAGCTCCTGCTGCTTGCGGGCAATCTCGGCATCGACCTCGCGCTGCTCGATGGCTGTTTTCTGCGTGTAGTAGTCGCGCACCGAAACCAGACGGTCTTCGAGTGCAGCATCCAGCGCAGTTTGTTGCCGGGTCAGACCGTCCTTGAGCAGGGCGAACTCGACGTCCAACTGCGCTTTCATCAGCGTGGTTTGCGCGCCGGTCGTATCCTGCGCAGGCTTGGCGGCCTTGGGCTTGGTCAGGCGTTGAAGCAGTTCCGGATCGGCCTGGATCTTGGGTGCCTTGACCTCGATGGGCTTGGGGTCGAACAGGCTGTCACGGAAGGACGCTAGTTCATCCAGCCGTTTGACCAGATTGCCTTTGAGGTCGGCAATGATGGCCTTGGCCCCTTCGGTGTTGCCCTTGAGCGCTTCCACAGCGGCGGCGACACCCGCGCCAATGGCTTCGCCCAAGGCGACGAAGGCCTTGCCGACGGTGGCGGCACCGAGGGCCAGGGTCTTTAGCACCAGCACCACGCCATCAAGGATCACACGCAGCGTGCCGCCTTGCTTGGCCGACTCGACCATGCCACCGGCCATATCGTTCAGGGCGGGCAGCAAGGACGCGATGATCTGGTTGCCGATGCTGGTGGTGGCCAGTTTCAGCTTGTCGAGCGCATCGTTGAAGTTGCCCGCCTGCGCCGCAGTCTCACTACTCATCTGCACGCCGAGCGCCTGCATCTCGGTGGCGAGCTCATTGATGCCGTCGCGCCCCTGATTCAGGAACGGGATCAGCTCGGCTCCCGACTTGCCGAACAGTTGCACGGCCAGCGCAGTCTTTTCTGCGCCATCGGGCATGGCCTTGAAGCGCTCGGCCAGATCGAGCAGCACCTGATCGGTGGCCCGCAGGGTGCCGTCCTGGTTCTTGAACTCGACACCCACGGCGGAGAATCCGCGCGCGGCATCTTCCGACCCAGTCGCGGCTTCCAGCATCGTGGTGGACAGCTTGCGCAGCCCCTTCTCGAACGATTCGCCCGACACACCGGACTGCTCGGCTGCCGGTTTCCATACCGACAGGGTCTCGACGCTGACACCGACACGTTGCGACATCTCATCCAGCGCGTCGCCAGTGTCGATGGCCGATTTCACCATCGCGGTCAGACCGGCCACCGACACGGCCACGCCAAGGTTGGCCAGTACGCCATTGACACTCTTGGCGGTGTCGGTCAGGCCACCCAGGCCCCGCTTGATCGAATCGAAAGCGGTCTTGGTCTGGTCGACGGCACTGATCAGGATTTGGGCACGATTGCTTGCCATCAGACTTTGTCCAGTTCTTGTTGAATCGCCCGCGCCAAGGCAGGTAGTGCGCGTTGCACGCCACCCGCCAGATTCAGTCGTCGTTTGAGATCGACGCGCTTGACCAGCACGGCGATGGGAATCTCCTGGCCACGCTTGATCTGCTTGGCCCCGGTACGACCACGCTCGGCACGCTTGAAGCGGCCCAGCTGCCCGGCGTTCTCTTTGATGTTCTCGGCCATCAGCAGCACGCGACCGTTCTTCTCGATGAAGAAGGCATTGCCCGAGCGCATCAGGCCGTCAATGACCGCCTTGAAACGCTTGGGGCCGATGCGCCCGGGCAGCAGCGGTATCAGCAAATTGCCGCTCACCGTGCCGCCTTTTTCATGCAGACCGAGCCAAGGAATCTTGCTGCCGACCAGCAAGGCGGGCAGCAGTTCGGGCTTCTTGTCGAACACCTTCACGCCCATCGAGGAGATGAAGCTGTTGCGCTTGACGGTGAAGGCACTGCGCATCTCAGATCGCGCCGCATCACGCACTTCACGCCCGCCCGATTGCATGCCCTTGGCGACAGCGGTGTGGATGGCACGACGCCGCTCGGTACTCCACGCCGCCAACTGGCGCGGGTCCAGCAGACCGGTGGTGGTAAGCGAGAGGCGCATGGGTCAGTCCTTGAGCAGATCGCGTTGCAGTTGTTCGATGCCACGCTTCTCGCCCTGGGCTGCCACCGCATGAATGCCGAGCAGCTGGGCAAGTTGCTGCCGTTCGATCTGTCCGTCAGCGTCCAGAAAGGCTTGCGCCTGAGTGAGCGTGTAGGCCATCACGTCGCCCACGCGGTGCCCGGCGCGGATCAGGTGGGCGACGGCACCATCCCACCCACATTGCCAGCCGAGGTCGTCAGTGAGCGCAGCGTCGGCGCGAGTCGCTGGGCCGCGCCCTGAATCGCCGGGACGACGTGCGCCACGAAAAAATCCGCGTTCACCTCGAACACGGCGGCGGCCAGTTGCACGGCGTCTTCCAGCGACAGGTCGTTGATCCACGCGCGTTCACGCCGGGTGGTGATCGCCAGCAAATCCAGCACGGCATCGCCGTGCCGTCCCAGCAGCGTCATCCAGTCCGGATCACTGGTGATTTCCTCGGCCAGCGGGCGCACCACGGCCAGCAGCCGTGGCAACTCACCCAGCCGGATCGGCGTCAGTTCCAGCGCGGTGCCGGACAGCGTGACGACCACAGGCTCAGGGGGGAAGGTCTTGAAGCCGTCCATCACAGCAGCACCAGACGTCCGAACTGACCGAGATCACCGCCCACCGGTTTGGTCAGATCCGCCAGTACCTGGCCCGATAGCTCGAACTTCAGCAGTTCGTCCGTGATGATCGAGAGTTCCTTGGCCGGGTTGATGGCCACGCGGTAGAGGTCGATCACCACCTCGCGGTTGCCGTCGGCGGTGTTGAGCCCCTCGAAGCGAATCCAGCGCTCGGGCAAGGGCTGGGTGAACATCGCCGTGCTCTGCGCCGCGCCATAGGCGTAATCGACGGTGAACGGCTCGGTGTACGGGCCGCCCGACGTGGCATCGAGCACCACCAGTGAACCGTGCTTGGCATTGACGCTGTACTGGCTGACCGGGAGCGTCTTGGGCGTGGCATCCGAGTCCTGGATCTGCACGGCGGACACGTTTTGCATGGCCAACGGATACAGACTGCCCGGCGTGACAGGGTTGGGCAGTAGTTCGCCAGTCACCGTACCGGGGGTGATCGTGGTCGTGGTGCCATAGAGCGCGAGCGCCAGGTTGGTGGCGATCAGCTCTTCCAACGTGCAGGCGAACTCGCCTTTCTTGGTCTTGATGAGTTGCAGGTCGGTCAAGCGCTGACCCGACTGCGCTTCCTGGTGCTCGATGGTGTCTACCGACAGCGACACCTTCAGCTCGGGCACGTTGCCAACGAAGGTCAGCCCAGCAGGGTTGCCGAGTTCATCACGTGCGCCGATGTAGACGCGGCCTTGTCCGGAAAAGTAAGCCATGTTCAGTCTCCTTGGGTGGCTGCAGTTGTGGAAACACCGGACGTGGCATCACGGCGGGTGGGTTTGGAACCAGTGGCGGGGGTGGCCGCTTTGGCCGTGCCTTGTGTGATCAGCCAACGGGCGCTGGCGTCATTCAGATCAAGGCGATCACCTACGGCGAGGCGCTTGCCTGCGTGGGTATGGGGTTTCAGTAGTTCGATGGAGAGGGTTTGCATAGGGTGTTCATCCTGTTTGGGTGAGGTCGATGGCGTGGGTGCGGTAACGGATCTCGTAGCGGGCGGGCAGCGCGACGGCCCCGGCGTCGGCGTCGTCGAACTCCCATTCGCAGTCGATCTCGCGCACGGCGATGGCCAGACCGCCCAGATTCGGGTCGGCGAGCATTGCCGCGTGGGCCGCGACCAGCGCCTGGTCGGCGACGTCGAAGGCATCCGCACCGCGTACCACCACGGCAAGCCGGACGATCAGCAGCCTGTCGACCAGGTGGTTGGCGTGGGCGGTGATGCTGTCGCCATCGACGAAGAGCAGCAGCGCTGGACTGGCCTCGCGGGTGACCGGCACGGCAGGCATGCGCAGCACCGGTGTCGGGGCAATCGCAGATGCCAGGCGCGTGACGATTTCCCGCAAGACGCGCTCGCGGACGGAGTTCATGGGGTGTTCCTCAGAGTTGGGAGAGCGAGGCGCGACGCTCGGTGCCGTCGCCGATGGCGCGCACGTCGCGCACCTGATAGGTATTGCCTGCCACCTCGACGGTGTCCCCGGCTGCCAGCGTCAGCCAGGACGCCGGGTAGTCGATCTGGTAGTCCCGCGACAGCGCAAAACCATCCAGCACGGTTTCGTCGGGGGCACGGAAGGCGCAGTGCACGGTGCTGCCCGCCACCGTGACGGGGGTCAGCAGTCCTGCACTGCGGGCCGCCTCGTACAACGTCGCGACATCCATCAGGCAGCAACGAGCTTGATCAGCACGCCAGGGCGATGGCACATCGGCAGGGGGTTGCTCTGCGTGTGCAGATCAGTGCCCCGATCAAACTTGCGTGGCTCCTGCTTGGCATACAGCGGCTGGCCGATGGTGTTCACGGTCTCGTTGAAGTCCGCTGGCGCGAAGTAGGTCGCGAAGGTATCCACCGTGCCGACCGGGAAGGCATGGGCTTCCCCTGCGGCAATGAAGCGGCGCGACCCCAGCGTGCCGTCGGCCTGCACAAAGGAAGCCTGGCCACGGTATTCCTCGAAGGTGATGCCGCTGTAGCTGAAGCCCGAGCGCATGTCGTTGATCAGCACTGCGCCCTGCTGCCAGTTCTGGTAGGCCGTCTTAACCTCCTTATGGGTGGTCAGTGCCCGGAAGAACTCGGTCGAGCACAGCACATGCACGCCGGTCGAGAACTCGCCGGTGAGCCCATCTTCCATGAGGCCCAGCAACTCGAGGCAGGCAGTCTTGATTTGCCCGTTGTCGGCCGCCGTCGAAAACTCGAAGGACACCGATTGCGCAGTGATGTCGAACTCGTCGAACAGATCGACGAGCTCACTGCCATCAGCGTCGAGGATCTTGCCCTTGAGCGCACCCATGCGCAGATGCTCCAGGGTGATCGCGTGCTTGTTGCGCATGGTCTCCAGATGGCGGGCCATGACACCGCCGATGGCTTCCATTTCGGTTTCGGAACCGAAGGCGCGCAGTCCTTGCACTTCCTCGGGCAGCACCACGTCGTCGTGCGGGATGTGCGGGATCACGAAGGAGCGCAGGTTGCGCTTGCCACGTTCACCCACCGTGCCGGGCGAACCGGGCGCCCGGGTGGGCAGCAGGTTCAGACGACCGGCGTACTCCTCGACGATGATCTGCCGGGTGCGCACCGGCTTGGCCGGGAACAGGTTGAGTTGCTCCAGCCGCCCATAGCGGTTGGGCAGGAGGTTGATGGCGGCCGTCAGGCTGGCCATCGAGAAGCCGGGGTTTTCAAAAGGGTTCTGCATTTGGGATCTCCAGAAATGACGAAACCCGCCAGCGGCGGGTTTTCGGGGGAGTGAGATGGATCGTCGGGACGGGATCAGGCGCTGTCGCGCACCAGCACCCCAAGGGCGGTGAGTTGGGCAACGGCAGTTGCCTTCTGTGCAACCGTGAGACCGGTCGGCCAGACCAATGCGCCGCGCGCGACGATGGCGTGGCGGGCGATCAGGATCGCGTCCTCACGGTCGATCAGCGTCGCATCGACGTCATTGCCGAGCACGCCGACGGCGGTTTCCGTGCCGTCGGAGGCGGTCGGATCGATGGCCTTGAGCTTGGCCGTGGCCATTTCGCGGCCCACCACGGTGCCCAGCGACAGGTTCTGCGCGGCAGCGACGGTGTCTTGGTCACGCGAGTAGAGATTCGGCGCTTCGTACTTCAGCAGGTCGCCGAGGTTCTTGGGTTGAGAGACAGTGGGCATGGCTTACTCCTTGGCGGTGAGTTTTTTGACGGCAGCGACCACCGGACTGTTTTCCGGGCGCTGGCTGGTACCTGCATCGGCGGTGATGCGCGAGGCAATTTCGGGCTGGTCGGCACGGGCATCGAGCAAAGCCCGGCGCACCTGCGCCTCGGAGAAACCTGCAGCGAGGAACTCCGCCGTGCGTTGCGACTGGCCAGCGATCAGGCACAGCTCTGCAATGGCCTGTGCTTGGCCGCGTCCGCTGGCGAAGGATTGCGCCAGCGCGGCATGGGCAGCAGGTGTTGGTTGCGGATCGACGTCGGTCTGCGGCTGGTCGCCCTGCGGGTCGGTGTCGGCCGGGTCGCTCGGGTTGTCGTGGTCGTCTTTTGGGGTGGTCATGGTGTTCTCCAGGGTGAAAGATTTGCTTCGGGGCGGGCTTGAGATGGCTTGAGTGGACAGGCTTCGCGGCGAGGCGCGGGCCACGCCGGGCTGCGCCAGCCGCTGCTTGGCCGCCAACGCGTCGGTGAATTCGGTCATCACCTGTTCGAGCGGCAGCACGGCGTCGGCGAGGCCTGCTGCCACCGCCTGCTCGCCGTAGAACAGCCCCGCCTCGGTGGCGCGCACAGCATCCGGATCGAGGCCGCGCATCTGGCCGACCTGATTCACGAAGATGTCGTAGAGGCGATCCACCTCGGTCTGCAACGCGGTGGTGGCCTGCGGGCTGAGGGGCTCGTGCGGGGAGAAATCGTTCTTGTGGCTGCCCGCGAAGACGGCGGTGTAGTTCAGGCCGTCCTTGGCGTCCTTCACCGACTGGTCGACGTGCAGCGCGATCACGCCAATCGATCCGACGCCAGCGGTCTGCGACAGCGTCAGGCGCTGGCAGGCAGCCGCGATGGCAAAAGCCGCCGAGTACGCGGCATCGTTGGCGTGTGCCCAGATCGGCTTAATGGTGCTGGCGGCGCGGATGCGCTCGGCCAGTTCGAACACGCCCGAGGCCTCGCCGCCGGGCGAATCCAGATCAAGCAGGATGCCCGCCACCTGCGGATCGGCCAGCGCGGCGTCCAGGCGGGCTTCGATCTCCCCGTAGGACATCAGGCCAGAGGCGGCTTCGATGCCCATCGAACGCCTGACCAGCGTGCCGACCACCGGGATGACGGCAATGCCCGCCCGACCCGATGTGGCGCTCTGGCGCGGCGTGGGCAGCGGCATGGCCATGTCCAGATCGGGCAAGCCGATGCGTGAACCGAGCACCGAGAGGATCACGTCGAGTTTGGGGCGCGCAATAAGGAGCGGCGTCCCGTAGAGGCGGGACGCCAGATGAACGAGTTGCATGTCAGTTGTCCTGATGGTCTTGCGGCACTGCCACCGTGGCGGCCGCATTCATGGGAGCGCTCAGCGGCGCTTTGTCATGTCGCGGGTCGGAATCGAAAACCAGACCGAGTTCGTCCGCCCGCTGGTTGTCGGCGGCGATCTCGCGATCGATGTCCTCGGCGTCATAGCCGAAGGCCGAGATGGCTTCCGAGCGAGACAGCAGACCGGCGCGAATGGCGGTCAGCATGGCGTCGAATTCCTTCTTGGGATCGACCCACTGCCAGCCCTGTGGAATCCACTTGGCGGCGAAGTAGTCGCGCTTCTTCTCGGTGAATTGCGGCAGCACCAGCGCGCCTTCAAGTAGCGCCTGTTCCATCCAGGCACGCCAGATCGGGCGGCACAGCTGGTGGACGATCACGCCGTGCTGGATGGCCTCACAGCGGCGGCGAAACTCCAGCAACCCTGCCCGGATCGACGAGTAGTTCACTTGCGTCAGGTCGCCGGTCAGCATCTCGTAGGTGATGCCCATCGCCGCTGCCACCGCCCGAAACTGCATGCGCAGGAATTCGGCGTAGCTCGCGCCGACGTCGGCAGGCTGACTGAACTTCACGTCCTCGCCGGGCTCCAGGATCTGCATCGTGCCCGGCTCCAGCCCGGCCAATGCCGCACCGCTGGCATCCGGCAGCCCTTCGCCCATCAGGTTGTCCTCAGGCGAAAGGCGCGTGATGAAGCCTGCGAACATGGCTGCCGTCTTCTTGCGCACGAGCTCGGCGTCGTCGTACTGGTCGAGTTCATTGAGCTTGACCAATGCGCGCGCCAGCCACGGTTCGCCCCGGATCTGTCCGGGCCGCAAGGGACGAAACAGGTGGATGACTTCGCTGGCCGGGATACGCACCGTGTCGAGACCGCCCACCACGCCACCGGTGCCCGACATCGGGGCCAGTGAGCCATCACCCGGGTGCGAGCGATACAGGTGGTAAGCCACCCGCCGTCCGAGCTTGTCGAACTCGATGCCCGCACGGATCACGTTTCCCGAAGCCAACTCCTGATTCAGCGTGGCTGGCAGGTGTTCGGGTTCGAGCAGCTGCAGTTGCAAGCCCACCGGCAGGACATCCTCCGGGCGGCGATAGCGCAGCCGCACCAGACATTCCCCGCCTTCGAGCATGGCGCGACAGGCCAAGGCCTGCAGGCCGTAGAAATCAGTCAGTCCGGCAGCATCGGCTTCCTCGCACCAGTCCCACCACAGGCTGTGGATGGCTTCGCGCAGGGGCTGATCGGCCAGCATGCTTTGCGGCTTGATGCCGGTGCCGATGGCGTTCGAGACAAAGGCCTCGACGCCTGCCGCTGCCCAGGCATTGCGGCGTACCAGATCGCGGCTCTTGGCGCGCAATTCGTTCTGGGTGAACGCCAGAGCTGCGACCGCACCGGGATTGCCGACCTGCCATGCCAACGCGCGGCGGCCGCCACCGATGCCGTCATAGAACGGCGTGCCGCCAAGCAGGCTCATGCCGACGCGTCTGCGCATACGGTCAAACCATTGCATGTTCAGAACCCTTTGCCGGTGGTGACCCGGATCTGGCGCGGCGCACCGGGCCATAGTCCGGTGTCCACGGCCTGCTCGAAGAGATCGCGCTTGACCGCCGCGATGGCGGCCTGGAGTTCATCGACGCTGCGGTATTCGACGGTCTTGTCGCCGAAAGTCACGCGCTTTTCGCCCTTGACCAGCGCCGCTTCCAGTGCGTCGAGATGTGCTTGTGTGTAGGCCATCAGCGGTACACCGTGAGGTTGATTTCGGAGGAGTCGTCGAAGGATGCGGACGTGGTGGCGCAACTGATGTCGACGTACTGAGCGGTCTTCTGGTCGGTGCTGGATCGCACGATCGCAATGCGCTGCGTGCCGCTGTTGGTGCTGCTACGGGCGAGCGCCGTCCAGCAGTAGTTGGAATCCGGCATGGCAGTGGCGAAGGTCACCCGGTAGCGGCCAGCCGCCGTCCGGGTCACGCTGGCCACGTTGTGCGATGCACGCACGACGACCTGCGTGCCGACGTAGCCGAAACACACCCACGCCCGGGCCAGACCGGGGTGGGTTGCGTCGATCTTGGTCTTGACCTCGAGTCCGACACGACTGGCCAGCGCACTGATGCGCGATGCGAGACTCATCAGACCAGCGCACCCACAAAGACCGCGACGAAGTCAGTGTCTGTGTTGCCGACATCACTGGCCGCGACGGCACCGATGTTGCTGCGTGCCTGAAGTTGCTCGACCACGGTCAACGACTGCGCCGCATCGAAGCGCACACGGTTGTTGACGGCGGCCAGCAGGGCATCCAGGCCACTGGTGCCGTTCTGCAGCAGTTGCTGGATTTCCACCAGCGTGTCGTAGGCGGCATCGGCACCGCCCAAGATTTCGGTCTTGAGCGCATCGAGCAGCGAGACGATCTTGTTGGACGAGTACGTGGTCGTGGCCGCGACGTGCGCATCGTCGATCACCGCCGACGACACCACGGCGGCCTTCAGTTCGTTGATGGCCGCGACCAGATTCGACTTGTCGGTGGTGGTGAGGTTTGCCAGGTTGCCTGCCTTGGCGCGGACGTCGTTGAACTCCTGCGCGACGCGGATGACCAGGCTTTCGATACGGGTAGCAAGACTCATGTTTTCTCCTTGGGGTGTCAGGACAGCCAGCGGCTTTTGATCACGCGCCGACCGGTGTTACGGTTGCCAGAAACAGCGAGGCCACCGCGTTGGGTGGCCTCGTTGATCGATTCAGTAGGTGTTTCAAGGGCTGGCGGACCGGCCAGCCCCAGTTGTCGCTCCAGTTCCCGCCAGTGACGTTCCTCGAAGCGATCCAGACCCGCCGCCGATGCAGCCGCGCGGGCGTAGACGTAGCAGTCGAGCGCCTCATTGCGCTCACGCATCTTTTGCCACTCACGCACCGGGAAGCCGTTGCGGTCGCGGCGGGTGATCAGTTGTTCCGCGCAGAGTTGCTGGATGAACTCAGCGTCGATCTTGGGCAGATGGACGAACCCGGCCGGGAACACCGTGGTCAATCCGTCCTCGCCAACATCTGCGCTCTTGCGCAGGTTGTTGTAGAACTCGAGCTTGGCGATGCTGACCGCCACCGTGTACACCTTGATGCCCCGGCGCAGCTTCTTGCCACCCTGCGAGACATCGATGGCGGTCGGCGTGCCGATCAAGGCTGCACCGCGAGGCACCCCCTTGACCGCCATCAAACGCGAATCGCGGCAAGCCCGCACAAAGGCGTAGGCCTCCTGCGTTGCAAACCCGGTATCCAGTGCAAAGCGCACCAGCGGCATCACCGCGCCGGAGGCGTGAGTCCAGGTTTCGGCCAGCATTTCAGTAAGGCGCTTCCACACCGCGTCGCGGGCGGTGTCACCCATCAGCACGCGGTGCTCAACCAGCCAGGACTCCTTGCCACGCCCGAAGGCCCAGACCGAGGCCTCGATGCGATCCTTCTGCACGTCTGCCGCGCCGACCAAGAGCAGACCGCCTTGCGGCACCGTACCGACACGGTAGTCCTCGCGGCGTTCGACCAGTCGTTGCCAGTCCGGCGCTTCGCCTTCCTCGACCCAGGTTTCACCCAACTCGGTGTTCTTAAAGGTCTTGATGGCGGCGGCCGATCCCGAATCTTTACTGACTGCGGCTTCCCACGCAGCGGCGATCTCCCGCCACGAGCGCCAGCCAACCGGGCTGTACAGCGATGACAGGTGAAAGCCTGCCGTCTTGCCCGTGCCATCGGTGATCATCGCGCGCCACTCGCCGTGCTCCAGCATCCACGTCTTGTGGTGCTCGGCAATCGCGGTGTCACATGACTCACAGATGTAGGCAGCGGTCTCCGGTTGCCCTTTGTCCCAACGCAGCTGCTCGAAACGCAGCCACTGCCGGTGCGAGCAATGCGGACACGGCACAAAGTAGCGACGTTGGTCACTGGCCTCGTACTCGCGCTCGATAGCCGACGCACCTGAGATTGTCGGCGTCGAGACGATGAAGATCTTGCGCCGCGCGAAGGTGCGTGTACGCGCCTCGGCCAGCGAGATCGCATCGCCTTCACCCTCGACGTCCAACGGATAGCCGTCGACCTCGTCGAGAAACAGATACCGCACCGGCATCGAGCGCAGTCCGACCGCGCTGTTGGCCCCGGTCATCACCAGCACGCCACCCCGGAACTCCTTGGCCAGGATGGTGTTGCCGGAATCCCGGCTGCGTGCCGGTGCAATCAGTTCAGCCAGTGCGGACGACTCCTCGATCAGCGGATCGATCCGCTGCTTGGAGTTGCGCTTGGCCATCTCCACTGTCGGCCAGACCGCCATCATTGGCCCGGGTGCGTGATGGATCACATAGCCGATCCAGTTCGACCCCATCTCGGTCGCGCCAAGCTGCGCCGCTTTCATGAACACCACACGCTCGACCGGCGAGGTCGGCGACAGGCAATCCATGATCGCTTTCAGGTAAGGCGTGCGGCTGGTGCGCCAGCGACCCGGTTCGGCAGAGGCTTTGCTGGAGAGCATCCGGTGGCGATCTGACCATTCGGACACGGTGAGCAGCGGGTCGGGAGTCAGTCCTTCGCGCCACGCGCGTTCAATCTCGGCAGCGCCTTCGTAGTCCATGTCCATCAATCCACCCTCGGGCGCATCTCGCCCAGTTCCTGCAGGTGCTCACGCACCGCCGCCTCCAAGGCGATGTGCATCGTGTGGGGATCGACGCCGAGCTTGGCTGCCATTTGTGCCGAGATGCGTGCGGGCCAGTTGAGCCAGGCATCGCGTTCGGAGCGCGCCAGCTTGAAAACATGGGCGATGGCCTGCGGCCGATCTACCAGCTCACCCTTGAGGCGGGCCAGGCGCACCTTGTTGGTTTGCGCTTTGACCACCTCGTTGACCGTCCGCGCTTGGAGCAAGGACGTTCCACCTGCTGCGGATGTTGCCAATGAGGCTGCTTGTCCATCTGCTGTAGGTCCGCTGGACTCCGGGACGGCGACCTTGACCGCGCGGGTGGCCGTGCCACTGCGCGGTGCATCGGAATTGCGCGCCCACTCGCGGTCGACGCGCTCGGCATCAATCGTTCCGTCTGCCTCCGGCGTGATCCGCCCAGCAGCGATGGCCTTGCGCACCGCTGCATCGGACACCCCTCGGTGGCGTGCGTAGGCACGAATCGAAATACCCATATTTCCCCTTCGGGGCACCTTCAATCATTTGTTCGTCATTCATGCGAATTGAGCTTGGCTTCCATCTGGAACAGCGCGTTCATACGTTCGTCATCAACACCATGAAAGGACACGGACATGAGCAAGCTCGAACAACTCCTGACCCAGATCGCGCAAAACAAGCTGGGCATCGAAACCCTGGAAACCCGCCGCTCGGACAGACTCGATTTCCACGATGTGGCGGTCTGGTGCCTACGCGATGCGCTTGAAGCCGCCTTCAACGCGGGTCTCGAGCAGGGGCGCAATGCCAACCCGTCAGACAAGGCCAACACCTGATTGCGAAGCGAAGAAGCCAAGCAGAAAGCGCTTGGCTTCACTTGAGAACAGCGCGTTCATCACATCACCGTCCACCACATCGAAGGAGCAAAACATGACCACCACCCAACTGACCCCTGCCCAGCACGCGATCCTGGCCCACGCGGTTGAACACACCAGCGGCAAGATCGACTGGTTCCCCGACAACATCAAAGGCGGCGCGCGCAAGAAAGTGCTCAATGGCCTGTTCAACCGCGCACTGATCACCACCGACGGCACCGACTGGTTGGTCGCTGCGGAGGGCTACGACGCCCTGGACATTCCGCGTCCCGACGTGAACAGGACGGGCATCGGTCAGTTCGAAGCCAATCTCGACCGGATCATCGCCAACGCTGAAGGCGCGCCTGCGGCCGCGAGCGATCCCGAACTGGAAGCCTTTGTTACCGCCGCCGAAGCCACGTGGGTCAAGCCGCGCACCCGCGAGAACAGCAAGCAGGCCGAAGTGATCCGGATGCTGCAACGCCCCGAGGGCGCAACCATCGGCCAGATCTGCACCGCCACCGGTTGGCAGGCGCACACGGTGCGCGGCACCTTCGCCGGAGCCTTCAAGAAAAAACTTGGCCTGACCATCGTCTCGGACAAGCCGCAGGGTGGCGAGCGGATCTACCGCATCGCCTGAAAGCGAGCACAGCGAGTTTCGGCAAAGCCAAAAAGACGGCGAGAGGAGCCATGAATAGCTTGGCTTCTCTCCCCACCAGCGCGTTCATACAGATGTCGTGATTGACGACGCCATACCAGGAAAATCGCCATGAGCACCATGACCATCACCATCGAACGCACCCCACGCACCCTGCAGTTCGCAGGCCAAAGCCTCCAGGTCGAAGAGTTGAGTGTCCGCCTGCCGTTTGCACGCAAACCTGCCGACCTCGGCGAACTGGGCGGGAGCGACCAGCACAAGGTCTACGTCACCGAGACCAAGGAGCTCACCCCTGCCGAATTCGACGCCTTTGGGCGCAGCCTGCTGGTGTCACGCGACTGGCTGCGTGGCAAGGGTGGCGGCACTGGCGACGGCTACCTCTGCGTCGAGGTCACTGCTCCCGGACGCTCTTACCTCTACGTCAATCCCGAGGGCGGTGATTACGCCCGCTACGTAGCCCGTCTCGGGTAAGCGAAATTGATCGAGAAAGAAGCCAGGAACAGCTTGGCTTCTCAATCGAACAGCGCGTTACTACAGGTGTCGCAACGATCAACCCGGAGAAGACACCATGACCACCAACCAGATCCCCACCACCCAGAACGAAGCCTGGGGTTTCTGGGGCACGATGAACGAACACGCCAGCGCCGCATGGCCCCTGGCCATGAACGCCATTTCGGAAGCCGCCCATCAGCCCCTCGAATCGGTGCGGACCTTCCTCGACAGCCGTCACGGACGCCACTTTGCCGACGACGTCCAGAACGGTTTGTACCAAGGCCAAGCGTTGCAGGATGCGATCAACGCCGCCACCCAACGCTGGATGGGCTGGACGATTGGCCGCCAGACCAGCAAGCAGTACGGCATCCCGCGCGGCCTGCCTTACCTGACAGGCTTTGTGATCCACTGCGAAATCTGCGAAGAGATGGCTGCCTGATGACAACGCCCGCCACCGAACGGGAGCAGGCGCTGCGTTGGCTGATTGCCAACCGGCGTCCAGACGTCTCCATCGAGCAGGCAGTGCGCGTCATGTGCATGGCACTGCCGCGCGATCTCACTACCCTGCAAATCCTGCGGCGCATCGCCGAGGAAGAAGAGGCCAAGCAGCCTGGCCAGCCATTCAACTGGCGCACACTTCCTGGTCTGCTGCCTCGCGGATGGCCGTCTGGCCGGTGAAGTCCTCCCACCGGCGCACGATCACGTCCACGTACTTCGGATCGAGTTCGATCAGCCGCGCAACGCGGCCTGACTTCTCCGCTGCGATCAACGTCGTGCCAGAGCCACCGAAGGGATCGAGAACCACGTTGCCGGGTCGGCTCGAATTGCGCATCGCGCGCTCGACCAGTTCCACCGGCTTCATTGTCGGGTGCAGATCGTTCTTCTGTGGCTTCTTGATGTTCCAGACGTCGCCCTGATCGCGGTCGCCACACCAGTGGCGTTGCGCGCCCTCGGGCCAACCGTACAGGATCGGCTCGTACTGGCGCTGGTAGTCGGCGCGGCCCAGCGTGAAGGTGTTCTTGGCCCAGATGATGAAGGTCGACCACTTGCCACCGGCTGCGCGGAAGGCGGCCTGCAGCACATCCAGTTCGCTGGAAGACATCGCCACGTAGATACCGCCCCGGCAATGCGCCACGGTGGGCGTCAATGCCGCCAGCAGGAAGTCGTAGAACCCGTCGCCCAGGTTGTCGTTCAGGATCGCGCGATCCTTGCCGCGCATCTTGTCTTTGGCGCTGTTGGCGTAGTTCACGTTGTACGGCGGGTCGGTGAAGACCATGTCTGCCATGTCGCCTTGCATCAGCCGGGCATAGCTCTCTGCCACAGTCGAGTCGCCGCACAGCAGTCGGTGCTGGCCCATGATCCAGACATCGCCCGGACGCGAGATGGGTGTCTCGCCAACCTCCGGTACCGCGTCCTCATCGGTCTGGCCCTCGTTGTGCGGCTCGTCGCCCGCGATCAGTTCGGCCAGCGCGTCGGCGTCGAAGCCGGTGATGTCCAGATCGAAACCTTCCAGCTGCAAAGCCTCAAGTTCGATCCGCAACATCGCGTCATCCCAGCTAGCGTTCTCCGCGATGCGGTTGTCTGCGATGACCAAGGCGCGGCGCTGGGTCGGGCTCAGGTGATCCAGTACGACCACGGGCACGATTTCCAGCCCGAGTTTCTGCGCAGCGGCCAAGCGGCCATGCCCAGCGACGATGATGCCGTCACTGCCCGCAAGGATCGGATTGGTGAAGCCAAACTCGGCAATCGATGCAGCGATCTGCGCCACCTGATCATCCGAGTGCGTCCGCGCATTGCGGGCATAGGGCAGCAGTTTGGCTGTAGGCCACTGCTCGATCTTGTCTGCCAACCAGGACGCGCTCATTGTTCTACCTCCGTGGTCGCCAGCCGTTCTGTGGCCACGTCGTCGAAGGACTGGCCCGATTTGATTCCACAGCCTGCGATGAGCGTGACCGGCACGCCGGGGTGGTTTTGCTGAAAGCGCTTGATGGCCACGTCCACGTACTCCGGCGCAATCTCGACGCTGCGACAAATGCGGCCAGTGCGCTGCGCGGCCAGCATCGTCGTGCCACTGCCGCCGAACGGCTCGAACACGATCTCTCCGGCGTCGGTGTAGGACTCGATGGCGAACTCCGGCAACGCCACCGGGAAGACGGCGGGGTGATCAATGTCCTGCCCAATCTTGCCCTTGTGGCGCATCACGCGAATCACCGAATCGGGGATGCGGGTGTCCTGCGTCGGCTGACCCTTGTGCGTCCAGCCGCCGACCTCGCCATCCTTACCACGCATCGCTGTGGACGACCCGTCAGCGCGCAGGTGCGATTCCTGGCCCGCGTGCTTGCAAGGAACAATCTTGTTGGGTTTGCGGGTGCTGCGATTGAAGTGGAAAACAAACTCGAAGCTGGGAGCCAATCGGCCCTGCCAGTCGCCGGGCATGCCTGGCCCCTGGTCCCAGACGTACCACGCGAAGCGCCGCCACCCTTGCTGACGCATCCAGGACAGCCAGCCGTCCCAATAGGGGATGACTTCGTTGTCGCGGTGGATCAGCCCAAGATTGACCAGCACCTGTCCGTCGCCCGCCATCGGCAGATGTGCGAACACACCGCGCATCAGGACATCCCAATCGGCAATGCCGCCGGAGGTGTAGTCGCGCTGGTTGCCATACGGCGGCGAGGTGAAGCAAAGCTGCGCGGTGTCACCCTGCATCAGCGTGGCGACCACGGCTGGGTCGGTGGCGTCGCCACAGATCAACCGGTGCGAGCCGATGGCCCAGACATCTCCCTTGCGCGACACCGCCACCACTGGCGTGTCAGGTACGTCATCGGTCGTATCGGGTTCATCGGCGTCTACACCATCCTGCGCCGCCGGTTCACCTTCAGTCGACCGGGCATCTGCCACCAGCGCATCGATCTCGATGTTCTCGAAGCCGGTCAGCGCCAGTTCGAAACCCGCTTCGGAAAGCTCCGCCAGTTCGAGCGCCAACATCTCCTCATCCCAGCCAGCGTCAAGCGCCAGCCGGTTGTCGGCGATGACCAAGGCGCGCTTTTGCGCGGTGGTGAGATGGGCCAGTTCGATCACCGGCACCTGATCCAGCCCCAGCTTGCGTGCAGCAGCCAAACGACCGTGGCCCGCGATAATGCCGTTGTCGCCATCAACCAGTACCGGGTTCGTCCAGCCGTATTCGACGATGCTGGCGGCGATCTTGGTGATCTGCGCATCGGAATGTGTGCGCGGATTGCGGGCGTAGGGAATCAGCGCCTCGACCTTGCGGTACTCGACGTTGAGCGTATTCAAAGATGGTGTCCTGAAAATAGAAAACCCGCCGACGACAAACCGTGGGCGGGTTTTGGGGTTGGTGCGAACTGGCGGGGTGCGAACTGCGAACTGTGCGAACCTTGGTTCGCACCCTGACGCTAAAAAAGCGCCGCGCTCGCGCCCCCCGCATTGGCTTCTGGCCAGGAAGGACCCGTCGCAACGGGGCATTGCCATCGCGAGCCGGAAACGACGAAGGCCACAGATCGCTCCGTGGCCTTTACGCACCCAGTGCTCGCAAGATTAGCCGTAATACTAGCGAAAAAGCCACAGGATGTTGCACGCCAAAGAGCGGCCGAAACCCGCATCGTCACGCAGGATTCCTAATGGCTTCGCGACTGTTCGCAACTACACCCAACGTCATCGGCAATTGCCGGCTGCCCCAGGTTTCTTTTCCATCAGCAGGTGCACGACGACCAATTCCAGTGCCGCCTGCCAGCGACGCCAGGCGGTTGTTCGGTCACAGGCAAAGCGGCAACAGATGTCCTTCCACGGATACCGTTGTGCTCGCATCCAGACGAGGTGTCGCTGTTCTTCTTCCAGCCACTGAACCCACCGCATCGTCTCCAGCATCCGGTCGATAGCAGCAGGGTCGGGAGGAAAGCGGTAGACCCGTGGCTCAGCTCCCAGGTTTTCCCAGGGCATGCGCTTGATCGCTGGCCAGCAGTTGAAGTAGCCCTGCACCCGAACCGGAGGAAGGCGGTGGGCAGTTCGTGCGGCCTCGATGAAGCGATCCGCCACAGTCTCGATCGTCCACTCAGCCATGGCGACGCTCCTTCGGCCCATACAGCCGATCGCCGATCCGGCGAAGCAGTTCGCGTTCGACCCAATCGAGTCGCGTGTCGTCGGGCGAGATCACCAGGATCTGCTGGTCGCGCCATCCTTCGCGCTTGATCTGCTCCGGATCGGGGCGCGGATCGGGCTGCAGTCGAGCCAGGGCACAGCGGTAGGCGTGAGTCGGAACCTTCATCTCACACCTCCTGTGTCTCGACGGCCCAGTGCAACAGCGCAATGGCATCGGCTTCGTTGTCGTTAGCCGGTGCGTGGCCACGCAACCGGGCGGCGCTGATCATCTGATCCTTGTTCGCGTTGCCCTTGCCGGTGGCGTGCTTCTTGATCGTGCCCACCGGAACGCCCTGGTACGGGATCTGGTGGTGCTCGCACCATGCGGTGAGGTGGGCCATGAAGCCGCCGTAGGCGTGTGCCGCATCGACCCCGGCGTGGCGGCGCACCTCCTCGAAGTACACGGCGTCGATGCCGTCGCAGGACTGCTTGATCTCGGTGAGCCAGCGTTTGAATCGCAGGTAGCGCATGCCGCCACCCTCGAAGCGCTGCGGCTTGAAGGATTCCGATCCACTGGTCACTGCGCCATCGCGGTCGCGCAGTGCCCAGCCTGTCTGGGTGCCGAGATCCAATGCCAGGATCGAGGACAGGGATGGCCGCCGATGATCTGATCCCGGGTGGCCGGCAAGCCCCCTACGTAGAGTGGAGGGACCATCTGGTCCCTCTCCTACGTAGTAGGAGGGGGAGTTTTCGCCAACTGGAAAATGGGAGAAAGTCCAGCAACCACGCGGGTTTGCGCCAGTTGGCAAGTTGGCATCGTTGCCAACTGCCAACTGCGGGTAATTTCCCGCAATACCCTGATTTACCTGGACTTCCAGTTGGCAGGGGTTTGCCAACTGCGGGTAGTTGGCAAGGAAATGGGTGCAGTTGGCAACGGCGCTGCCAACTGCCGATTGGGCAATGTTCATGAGGCCTCCGGGTCGTTCAGTTCGTCGTGGTAGACCCACACGTCGGGGTTCTCGACAGGCATCGAGGCGCCGGAATGCGGGCACTTGTAGTGGGTGGGGAGCACCGTGTGCTCGCGCATCGGCAGCTCGCCGGTGGCCGTGTCGACATCGCCAGCTGGCAAGCGCAGCACCATGCCTTCTACGCAGAGATAGCCGAACTTGGTGCGGCCGCTGGACGGCAGACCGTAGTCAGCCGCGTTGCGGAAATACTTGATGTAGCCCTGCGTCGAGAGCGCGGAGACGCGTTCGCGGATGGTGCGCTCGCCGCCCAGGCCAGCCTTGCCCTCGAAGGACTCCGCGAACTGGTTGGCGGTGTAGCAGCGCCCGTTGCCGGCCTCCTCGAACAAGATCTGGAGGATCGCGTCGCGCTTGCGGCGGCGCTCGGCATCCAGGCGCTCGCCGTAGTCCTTCATCACCAGCCGCTCGTTGGCATCGACCTCGCGCCACTCGCCGTTGATCTTGTCGACATGCCGTTGCGGGATACCCGCGCCGTTGCGCAGCTCAAAGATCAGCTGGCGGGTCGTTCTGGTCTCGTCGGGCCTGAACAACAACATCCCGGTCGAGTAGTAGCCGCGCAGACTTCCCGCGCCGGCCAGTGCCTGGAACGGGTCCTCCTCGAACTGCTTCTTGCCGAGCTTCTTGGTGTGGTGGGCGAGGATGACGCCAGCGTCCGGATTCACTGCCTGGCGAATGCGCTCCACCCGCTGGGACAGGAAGAACAGCATCGCGCCGTTGTCGTTCTCGCCACCGGCGTCACCGCCGTCGAAAACGTTGCGGATCGGATCGATGGCGATGATGTCGGGAGGCTCGCCGCCGAAAGCCTGCGCGATCGCCGGGATCACCTGCGCCAGCCCTGCGTCATCGAGCACCAGCCGCAACTGCGGTGTGGCGACGAAGTTGGCGCGGGCATCCAAAAGCCGGTGTGATGGCAGGCGCACATCCTTCACGCGCTCGCGCAGGTAGTGGTACTGGACCTCGGCCTGCAGGTAGAACACGCGCAGCGGACGGGGTGGCTGCATGCCGAGGAATACAGCGCCTGCAGCCATGTGCGCCAGCCAAGACAGCAGGAAGTCGCTCTTGCCGACTTTCGGTGCGCCACCGAACACCAACATGCCAGCCGGTGTCAGCACGCGCGGAGCGATCAGATCCGGGGGCAGCGGCGAGTTGTCATCGAGCAGTTCGCCGAGCGTGAAGGTGGGCAGAGAGGGAGCCGCTGCCTTTACGATCCGTCGGTCACCCTGGGCGATGAATGCCGCACAGTCGAAGCCCTCGTCGACAGCGTCTGCAGCATCCCACTTGGCCGGCTTGTCGGTCGGCGGCACCAAAATGGCCACGGATGCGCTGCCCGCCATCACGCAAGCGCGTGCTACGCTCTCGGCGTAGTCCCAGCCAGGGGCATCCCGGTCCGGCCAGATGACCACGGATTTCCCGGCTAATGGACGCCAGTCGGTCTTGTCGACTGGTGCCTTGGCGCCGTTCATCGCGGTGGTGGCCGCAATGCCGCAGGCAATCAACGCAGCCGCACATTTCTCGCCTTCGACCAGGACGACCTCTCGCGCTTTCCCGATGGCCGGCTGGTTGTAGAGTGGCCTGGGGTCGGGGGCGCGCCACATGCGGGCTCGCACATCCCATGGGCGGTACTCTTTGCCCGTCGGCGGGTCATACCGGTAGACGCAGGCGATCAGCTCGCCATCGGGAGTCAGGTAATCCCATTTGCCGGTGTAGGCGCCGAGGTCATCCATCGGCACGCTGCGAACATCACGGCGCATCGGCGTGCCAACCGGGGTAGCAATGCCGAGCCACTGCCGGATCTCTGCGGCGATACGTGGGAAGTCGCTGCGGGCGGATCGACCTTGCGAGCGCGCCCACAGATCGATGATGTCGCCGCCCTCATCGGTGGAGAAGTCTTTCCACAGGCCGCGCCGTGGTCCGTCCAGCTCAACCACCAGACTCTTGCCCGGGTTGCCATCGACATCACCGACGTAGAACTTGCCACCCCGGATGCGCCCCTGCGGAAACAGGTAGTGGAGGACAGCCTCAAGTCGATCCAGCAAGCCAGCGCGCAAGGCATCGGTGTCAGAGGTCAGTTCGTCGCGCTGCTCGGGCGCGTCATTGAAGTCGAGCCAGATGATGTTGTCGGCCATCATGTCGAACTCCAACAGCGGTCCTGCCAGGGGCAGAACTTGCACTCGACATGCGTTGGGGTGGTTGCATGGCGCGGCAGCAGTTCCTGGCTGTCCGTTGCCGTGATGACCCGAACCGCGCGATCGGACATGCGCTGTGCCAGGCCGCCGTCAAACGGCACCAACTCGAACCAGATCTCCTCGGAGTCCTTGTTGATCGCAGTGAACAACGCTGGGTTCGCGGAAATGCCCGGGATGCTGGCTTCCATGTAGGCCTGATAGATGGCCATCTGCGCGGCATAGACCGGTTTGGATTTGCTGACGCCGTGCTTGACCGTATCCCGCCAGGACTTGTCGTTCATGGTCTTGCACTCCCACAGGGCCGGATAGCTCATTCGTAGCTCTGCGGGGCCGCCGTTCAGGACGCCATCGACGTGCCCTTGAATACGGCCGCCTGCAACGGAAAAGCCGAACTGACCGCCGCTGGCCTTTTGGGTGTACAGATCGAATCCGGCCATGCGCAGCCAACGAATGGCCAGCTCTTCGAGAGCGTGTCCCACCTCGAAGATGCGCAACACGCGACCCGGGATTTCCCTTCCAGCATCGACAGGGGTTTGGAGATACTCGTATTGCAGCGCCCGCTCGCAGGCAACGCCCAACCGAGACGCACCGAGATAGTTGCGACGGGGTTGGTTGTCGCGTTCGGCGCTAAGTGCGGCGTCGATGAGCGCGCCGATCTGCTCGTGGATCTTGGGGCGGTGATTGAAGTCCAGCATCAGAACGGCACTCCCGTCGAAGCGGACTTGCCTTGGCGGGCGAGTCGCTCCTCAAGAAAAGCGCGGTCCTTCTCCGCCATCCGCTCGTGCTCGACGAGCATGTGTTCCTGGTAGGCGGTCACCACCACGTCGATCAGCATCAGCACTTCGTCTTTGCTGTAGTCCGCCAGCGGGCGCTGCATGCCGATGGCGCCGACATACTCTCCAAGCGGCGCCAGGCAGGACGCCATGGCGGCGAGCTCCATATCACTGGGATCGATCATGTGACCTCCCGTCTTTTCCATGAGCCGCGAAAATGCGTTCTGGCAGCGCATGGAGCAGAACACCCAGCGGTCCGAGTAACGTCGTGGATCGCTGCGCGGCAGGCGTGGATTGAAATAGCCGAATCCCTTGGCCTTTCGGGAGCAGACTGCACATTTCACGCGGCCTCCCGGTGGGCATCGTTGGCAGCCACCACGAGGCGCTGAATCGACGACTTGTTGAACTGGAACGACAGCAGCGCCGAGGCCTGATAGCGCGTCATGCCAAAGTCGGCGCGCAGCGCCTGCGGCAGATACTGCAGTTGCTTCGCGGTCGGCGGTTCGTTCAACCAGCGCCGGGTCTTGTGCGCGGAGTCTGCCGACTCGCGGTCATTCAGCCAGTCATCGGCCTTCGCCATGCAGACGGTGCGATCGCCAACGGCCAACAAGCGCGGCTGCAGATCCTTACCTCCGCCCACGGCGTGCCAGCGCCCATTCAGGAAGAACACGCCACCCCAGGCGTTGAAGCCGGTGGCCATCAGTGCGTCGTCGCAACCGAACAGGTCGCACCAGCGGAAGTTGGAGCGCTTGAGCAGGTCGATCTCGGTCATCACGAAATCGGCCAGCGCATCACCTTCCTCTGTGGTCTCGTCCTCCCAGACGAATCCGCACAGCGGGCATTCGCGGCAGCCGAGCGGGACGGTGGCTTCACAGGACGGGCAGTCCTTGGTCGGCGCTTCCCCGTGATGCTGGTGCCCGTCGAGGTTGACGTCCTGCTCCAAGGAACCGTGCATCAAGGTGGCGGTGCCGAAGTCCAGCACCACGCAGTCGGTCTTGATGACGCCGGGATGCTCAGTAGGGTCGATGGTGCGCAGGCCGCGCCCGATCATCTGGGTCAGCGTCGATTTGTGCGAGCTGGGTCGCAGCAGAACGACACACGACGTAGGCGTGAAGTCGTAGCCCTCCGTGAGCACCGCCACATTGACGACCACCTGTGCGGCACCGGACTCGTACTCTGCAAGGCGCGCCTTGCGCTCCGCATCGGACAGTTCACCGTGCACGATCACGGCAGACACACCAGCATCCTGAAAGGCCTGGCGCACGCATTCGGCATGGGCGACGGTCGAGCAGAACACGATCGTTTTGCGGTCGCCGGCCTTCTCGCGCCAATGACGGATCACGGCATCGGTGATGGGCGTCTTGTTGAGAATCGCCTCGACTTCCGTCATGTCGAAGTCGGTGGCCGTGCGACGAACTCGCGTCAACTGCTCCTGGGCGCCGACATCGATGACAAAGGTGCGTGGCGGCACGAGATGGCCGGAGGCGATCAGCTCGCCCAGCGTGATTTGATCCGCGACGTTGCTGAAAACCTCCCGCAGTCCCTTGCC